CTTGGTGATAGTGTAGAGTTTATAACTCTAAAAAATAATTATGTGAGGTGTGAGAGTCTATTTAAATCCGGAAACATTCAATTTCATAGATTTTATTACAGAATTAGTGGAATATAAACTAACTAAAAATTTATACTAAATAAAAGAAAGAGGTGTGAGAATATGAACATGACACAAACAATATGTGAAGTGAAAGGAATATTAAGAAAGGAAGACATACTATTCCGTTACGTAAATAATTTACCGGCTAATAACAGTTACCAAATAATTGTAGAAACTGGTATTACACAAAATATCTTAATACACAAGGTAGATAATGAAATAGAATTGCTATTAACTGTGACATTCGGCAATGTAATATTAGCAAGACGTGTAAAAGACGTAGAAAATTGGCGTAATGTAATGAAAGAGTTATACAGTTTTATTCATCAAACATGGGATGCTGAAGACTATCAAAGAATTGAGGTGTTATAAATGACTTTTGCTTCTATAGTAATACTGGCTGTTATATATTGTTTCCTTCAAGATGACAAGGAAACAGAAGTGGTAAGACGTAAAGATAAACCACTTGATACAACAACTTGGGAAATAAAACGTAATAAATAATAAAGAGAGGGCGTTACAGAAATGTGACGCTCTTTTTATAAGAAAAGGGGTAATGAAATGTTAGTATTAAACAATATAATGAGTATGGAGAATAAAAGAAAATTTGATGTGTTAGGTTTTGTACAAAAGAAAATAGATATGGTATTTGCTGTTAAAATAAGAGAAGTTGGATTTAGAAAATTCGTAACAGATGGAGAAGCTAAAGAAATTGGGCGTAATGAAGAATGGATTTTCGTGCATGTAAAGAAAGGAACATTTGTAAGAATATTGGAAAAGGGTAAGGAAGGTGAAAAGAAAAAAATAACTTACATTGTGACACCAAAGGTTAATCCTTCTAAGGTTAAAATGTATGTACAGACTTTGGCAGAATTTTAAAAAACAGAGTGTGTTTGGAAAATTAAAAGGAACAGGCTGAAATACGCCTGTTTTTTTGTGCCTTGGAAAAAAGACCCCTCTTGGAAATCGCCCGTCGGGTGGGTGGTGATAAAATAAAAGCCTTTTAAAAAGACCCCTCTATATAGACCCCTCTATAGGCTACCCCTTATATAACGCCCTTCTATATAACCCTATGTATATATACCCTGTATATACAGTACTCTATATAATACGCCCCTATATATATGTACATGTATACAATATATAATACCTATAATATGTATATATAATACAATGTAATACAATATTATTTATTGTATACAAAATATAAAATGTAATAAACAAATAATATAATAATATGTTATGTATACATAATGTAATAAATAATAATTTATTTTATTGTATACATAATAATGTTTTATGTATGTAATGTTTTTATTTTTATTATTATATTATGTATACAATGATACAATATAACATACCATGTACGCCCTGTACAATATAAAATGTAATGTATTATTGTATATAAAATACCCTGTACAGTATACCCCCGTATTAACCATACCACCTTTAAAACCCTCCATATTACAAATTTTGCCCGACGCTAGTCACAGAACTTGGAACATATTTAGTAGGTATTGTGGTGTGTTACATTACACCTAAGAACTTGGAAATAATAGGTAACATGGTGTAACATGTAACACGCTATGTCACAGGATTTGGTGAGGTAATATTTGTAACAGGATGTGGATAAAATAACGTTAAAGCGTTGTGTCACGTAATATGAATTTAATGTGAAGAAAATAGGTGAAAATCGAACGCAATGTGAATTTAATGTGAATTTTATCGAACAGTATTTAAAGGTTTCTTCATCTGCTTGACAAGAAACTAAAGGTCACATAAAATATTATTAACATGATAATGTTAAGAATGTTTTATAAAGGTTTTATGTCACACAACGAAAGAAATTGAGTTGTGTTAGTACTCTAGATTGAAAATCAGAGTACGGTAGTTAAGTATAACTAGGTAATTCCTTAAAAGTTTATATAAAGAATTGTATGTTTTAGTCCAAATAGGTAACAGAATGTAGGGAACTGGTAACTCCCTTGTACTGTTACCTATTTTTTGTTACAATTTAAATAAATAGTTCAGAAAACGAGAGGGGTGTAATGATGTTATTATTTAACGAGATTAAAAAGGATATAAAAGAAGGTTATAATTACGTTGATTATGACAGCAAGACATATAAAGGGTATAACGTTCATACTATTTTAGATAGAGAGGAAGTTTTGTATTACATTACAAGTGAAACAAAACAGGTTACAGTGCATTTTGAACGTGAGTATTTCCTACGTATGAGATATGGTGAATTGAGTAGTAGCGTAATGCAACATATTTATTTTAATATGGTAGATAAATTGGAGGATTAAAACATGAGTAAAAATATAAACTTGAGTGGAGTTAGTAATATTGTAAATAGTACAAAAGATTTAGAGTGGTTTATGACGCAATTTATACGTAAGTATGAAGAAATGGCTGAACTGCAAGACGTAGCTTGTATAGACGAAGAAGTAGAGGATTTAAAGCTAGAACTTGAAATGTACCATGCAGAGGACAGAGTAAATAGAGAGCGTTTAGACACATTAGAAGGTAAATATCGTGAGTTACGTGATATGTACTTGGAGTTATATGTAATGTATATCCAAGCTAAGAATAAAGGCAAAATAGATAAGAGCATGAAAACTAAGCACAGAGAGTTTAGGAAACAGATGACAGATGAAAAAGTTTATGACGAAATGGAATTACCATTTTAAAGGGGGTTTGTGTAATGAATTACGATAGAGAAATATGGGAAGGCTGGACTGTAAGAGATTTTATAGAGGAACTAGAACCACAAGTTAACATGATAATGAGTGGTAATAGTTGGGTAGAACCATTTAAAAATAAAAAAGAGTTAGCAAAATGGTGTAGAGAAAACCAACCTTATTATAAGGGTGAAATAAAAGAAGTAACAGCCTATTTTGCTAATAAGTATTTATAGGAGGTAATAGAATGAATAGCATAACGAACTGGAATAGCAATTTACCTGGAGGTTTTGACAGATTAAATATGTATTTAGATACATATAAAGGAAATAAATATGACATACCTATTTTAGACAAAGAGGATTATATACCTAAAGATTTAGTGTCTTATAAAGAGGTAACACATCCAAGTAAAGCGTCAATGGAGAAGTGTATTCACTTCTTCCTTGATGACTACCATTTTGAGGGAGTGTGGAATAGTCCTGTTAAAACATTAGCTAGAATACAGAAAATAGGTAAGAGTTTAACTCCCGACTTTAGCATATATGTGGATATGCCTAAAGCATTACAGATATTTAATGTGTATCGTAATCGTTGGTTAGGTAAATTTTGGCAAGATAATGGCGTAATAGTAATACCTACTGTGTCATGGGGAGATAGAAGTACTTTTGACTTCTGTTTTGAGGGTGTACAGAAAGGTAATACAGTTGCAGTGTCGACTGTAGGCGTAACAAAGAAAAGCTATGACATATTCGAAGAAGGGTTTATTGAAATGTGTAACAGGTTAAAACCAAGTACAGTTTTAGTGCAAGGTGAAAAGAAACTAATGGATTTTGAGAATTATTGTGACGTAATGTATTATGACACCTATTGGAAGAAAACCCGTAGTAAATTGGAGGTGAATTAATATGGGTGGCAGAGGTCAGTACATGAATGGTAAATACAGAGAAATAAGAAGACAACGTATTAAGAAAAATAATAGGAACAATAGAAATGCTAACTATTATATGAGTAAGAAGGATGCCCAACGTAATTTTACTTTAAGTGAAATGGCTATAATAGATGAAGTGGTTAGTGAACTAAAGAAGCATGATTTAGCTGTAGATGCAGGTTTTGGTAAAAGAGTAAGAATTAAATTCTATAATGACCCTAAAAATAAGAAAAGTTATAAAGTGGGTCAAGATAAAATAGGTAGAGTACTTTATTTAAATAGAAGTAGTATGCATAATAGGAAAGAATTTAACCGACATCTACGTGGGGGTAAAGACTGGTATGCTAAAAATGGTAAAGCATATGAAAAAGCAGTCAAGCAGAATACCCAGTTTTATGATATGGATAAAGAATACCTTAGCCGAATGGTTGAAGCTTTAGTAAGACCTAAGAAAAAGAAAAAATAGAGGTGATGTAATGCATATTCAAAATAGACAGACATGGCTAGATAAAATTATAAAGTTTATTACAAGGATAAGTATTTTTCTTACTATATTAATGGTAGTAATATTTATTCCTTATGGTGTAATGGTTGCAATTTATTACTTGATATTAAAACAATATCTTGTTACATTTATATACATAGCTGTAGTTATTCTACTGTTATATATTCATAGTAAGGTGGTGTAATAATGCAAAGTATAATTGATACTATTTTAAACAGTGATAAGGAAGAACTTGCAACAGAGCTTAAAAAGCTAAATGCAGGGATGTTAAATTCCTTTATATTACACATGAAAATGTGCATGAAGGGTTTAATAGAGTATAAAAACCAACTTTTAAATAGTGACAAAAGTAAGGAAGAATTAGAGGACACTCTTAAAAAGACATACAGAACGTTACAGAAATATGAGGACGTAATTTTAGTGGCTCAAGAGGTTCAAAAGTCCTACAGGACTACTTCAAAGTAGTTTGACAGTGTGACAGCGTAATGTTACTATTAAAGTACATCAACAAGTTAACACAGAAAATTAAAAATAAATAAAATTATAAGGAGGTTCATAAAATGAACAAAGATTTAAGAAAGGCTTTAGAATTAATAGTAAGTGAATTATCAAATGGGGAATTAGTTTTAACTGATGTAGTTAAGGAAGCAAAAGACGAAGTTGCAGAAAAAAGAGCATCTAAAAAGGATAAAAAAGTAGAACCTAAAGAAGAAGTTAAGGAAGATGACACAGTTGAATCTGAATACTCTATGGAAGAATTAAAAGCTATGACACAAGTCGAATTAAAAGCGTTAGCTAAAGAGTTAGGTGTTTCAGTTAGAGGTAGTAAATCTGCAATACTTGGTAGAATACTTGAAAAATTAGACGTTGCAGAAGTTGAGGAAGAAGAACCTGTAACAGAGGCTGAAGAACCTGTTACAGAAGAAGTGGAAAATGATGACGTTGTACAAGAAGCATTAGAAGAACTTGAATTAGAGGATTTAGCAGATTTATGTGAACAAGCTGAATTATCTACTAAAGGTAAAAAACAAGCACTAATAGCTAGACTTATGACAGCACATAACGCTGGTGAAATAGATTTAACAGATTTCTTTGAGGAAGAAGACATAACAGATGAAGTTGACGAAGAAATTGAGGAAGATGCAGTAGATGAAATGCAAATTGAAGAAATATTGGAAGCTCAAGATTTAAAAACTATAAAAGCTGTGGCTAAAAAGTTAAAAATCAAAGTGGCTTTAAAAGATAAAAAACCAGCTATAATAGAAAAAATAGGTCAATATGATGCAGAAGACGTACTAGAAGTATTAAATGACATGGGTCTTATTGAACCTACTGATGACGAAGAAGAAGCGTCAGAAGGTGTAGAAATGCCTAAGTTTGAAGGTAGCAAAAAAAGAATAAAAGCGTGTGAAGCGTGTTGGAAAGAAACAATGTCAGATTTAGAAACAGGCGATATAGACGAGGATGACATTAGAGAGTTCTTTGAAGACAGATTTAGTGGTAATAAATCAGAACTTAAAAAGATAGCTAAAAAAGATTGGGAAGACTTAGCAATAGAATTTGCCGAAATAATAGCTAACATGTTTGATGATGACGGAGATGACGTTGAAATGCAAGAACCATACATGGTAGATGAAACTCCTTATTGCTGTGGTGTACCAATGAAAAAAATTGATGATACACACTTCTTATGTGAAATAGATGGCGAAGAAGTTGTACTTGAAGACGAAGACGAAGAATAAGGAATAACATAATAAAATCACACATCTTACAGAGGACTAGAAACCTAGTCCTCTACTTTTACACATAGTAAGGAGGAATACAATGTTATATGCTAGATTACCCATTTATTTAGACATTGAAGGTAAACATAAACATAACATAGATACAGAAACATATACACATTACACAGATGTAAGGCTTTACCCCGAAGATGAAGCACAAGACCATAACAATACTTTGGAAGCTAAAGTCATGTTTATTATACGTGACCAACTTGGTAACATCTACAAACCTAAAGAAACAACTCCAATATTTGAATTAAACTTAGGTAATAGTCTAAATAATGATAAGAGCTTTAAAAATAGCTACCTAAATATAATAGGTAACATAATGATGTTTATTACAGCTAAAGGACTATTTACAAATATTTTAGAAACAATGCCAACACCATTAGGGGTAATGCAATTAACTAATAAGTTAGTTTATACTTTTGAGTTGTACATGAGTGGTGATAATATCCCATATATAAAAGATACATTTAATATGGAAACTGTTACATCACGTGAACAGCTTGAAATTATATTTGAGGAAGAAGAACTATTCTTCAAACCTGTAATATTTTTAGATGAATTAGAGAAGGGGGAATAAAATATGAAATGGCTAGATGACGATTATATAATGGATACGTGGAACAAGAAATATCGTAATGTTGTTCAAAAGGATGAAAACACAGTTAACAGTGAAACATTACATAACTGGTTTAAAAGAGTATGTAATGGAAATGAAGAACTTATAAAACGCATGGAAGATATGAAATTCCTATTTGGGGGAAGAATACTTGCAAATAGAGGGTTAGTAACAAAAGACCATAAGGTTACATTAAGTAACTGTTATGTGTTACCTCCTGTGGAAGATAACATTGACAGTATATTTGGGACAGCAAAAGATTTAGCCACTATTTTTAGTAGAGGTGGAGGTGTTGGAATAGACATTTCTAAATTACGTTACAAAGGTGCACCTGTACGTAATAGTGCTGAAACAACAACTGGAGCAGTTAGCTTCATGCAGTTATATGACATAACCACAGCAATAATCGGGCAAAAAGGTAGACGTGGTGCATTAATAATAGCAATGGATGCTGAACATCCCGATGTTGAAGATTTTATCAACATTAAAAAGGATTTAAATTTAATAACAAATGCTAACATAAGTGTTAAGGTGTCAGATAGATTTATGCGTTACGCAGTAGAAAACCCAGGGGAAAGTTATACTATGATGTGTAAACTTATAGATGAAGAAACAGGAGAAACATGGCATACACATAGGATAAGTGTAACACCTAGTAAAATATTAGAACACATAGCAGAGAATAACTGGAAAATGGCAGAACCAGGAGTTCTATTTTGGGATAGAATGAAAAACTACAACTTTATAGAAAATAATCCATATATAAATATAACAGGAGTTAATCCTTGTGTAACAGGTGATACCCTAATATTAACAGATGAAGGTTATGTTCCAATTAAAGATAGAGTAGGATTACCTACTAATGTATGGAATGGTCATGAATATTCTATAGTAATTCCTAAACGTACAGGGAAAAATCAAGACATATTACGTGTTACATTGTCTGACGGAAGCGTTTTAAATGTTACTCCTTATCATAAATTTATACTAAAAGATTTAGGTAGAGTTGAAGCAAAAGACTTAGAAATTGGGAGTAAGCTAGAAAAATGTGAATATCCCGTAATAGAAGGGTATGACATTCCTTCTTTAGACATGTACACTCAAGGGTTCTTTAGTGGTGACGGATATATTTCTAAATCTGAAGGCAGAAATGATAGACAACTTATAAAATTATATGACGTTAAAAATAAATTAATATCTAGACTAGATGTTACACTTTATGGTGAACTAAAAGAGGATAAAAATATAGTTAGACTTAATCAAGAGTACGAGGATAAAACTTTTGTACCACCTGTAAACTATACAAAAGAAGCTAGACTTGAATGGTTAGCTGGATTAATAGATAGTGACGGAAGTTATGAAAAAGAAGCTGGAATACAAATAACATCAATAAATAAGGATTTCTTATTACAAGTGAAATTAATGCTTAATACTCTAGGTGTTCATTCTTCTGTTACACTAAGTAAGGAAGCGTGTACAAAAGAAATGCCAGGAGGGACTTATGAATGTAGAGAATGTTATAGACTTCTTATAAGTAAGTATTATGTTTATCGCCTTTATCGTTTAGGTTTAACTTTATACAGAGTTCAAATAGAGGATAAAGAACCTAATCGTAACGCTGGAAGATTTGTGCAAGTAATAGATATAACAAAAGTTGGAAAAGCAGATGAAGTGTTCTGTTTTAATGAACATAAAAATCATAGTGGGATATTTAATGGTGTGTACACTGCTAATTGTGGTGAGCTTCCTCTACCCGATTATGGTAGTTGCAACTTAGGTAATATAAATTTAAGTGCCTATGTTAGAGAACCCTTTGAAGAAAAAGCATGGTTTGATTTTACAGCTTTAACACATGACGTTCCTATTTATGTGAAGGCATTAAATGATGTTTTAATTGAAGGTAAAGAATATCATCCATTACGTAAACAACGTGATGCAATACGTGACTATAGACAGATAGGACTTGGTGTAACAGGATTAGCTGACATGCTTATAAAAATGCGTATAATGTATGGAAGTAAAGAAGCGTGTCAATTAGTAAGTGAAGTATACAGGGTAATAATAAATCAGTCTGTAATAGCTAGTGTGGATTACGCAGTAGACAATGATTGCTTGAGTTATAAAGGATTTAATGTAGAAGACTTTTGTAACTGTACTTTTGCAAAAAAGGTGTTAGACAGAGAAACAAAAGAATATGTAAAAGCTAAGGGCAAAGTATATAACAGTCAGTTTTTAACTATTCCACCTACAGGTAGCGTTTCAATCATATTAGGTAATTGTTCTAGTGGTGTTGAACCTAACTTTGCATGGCAATACAATAGAAAAATAGAAACAATATATGACGAACCTAGAAAGGTACTTGTTACAGCTGGTATCATTAAAGAGTATTTAGACTATGTAAAAGGTAAATTAGATGTTGACATGACGGTGGAAGAACTTTTAAAAACTGATTTACCACCATATTTTGTAACAGCAACAAATGGTGTAACCTATATGCAAAGAGTGGCAATGCAAAGTGCTTGTCAAGATTATATTGACGGAGCAATAAGTGGAACAGTAAATTTACCTAATGATGCGACAGTGGAAGATATAGCAAACCTTTATAAAGAAGCATGGTTGCAAGGATTAAAAGGTATTACAGTATATAGAGTTGGAAGTGAACGTGAAGGTATACTTACAGAAGTAACACCTGTTACAACATCAGAGGAAACAAAAGTAGAAATTCCACGTGGTAAAAAACTTGAACAATTAGAGTTACAACGTGGTGAGAAAAAAGCAATAGCACCCGACACTATTTATTATAAAGAAGAAGTAAAAATAGGATGTGGTGAATTAAACCTATTCATAGGATATTCTCCAAGTGAAAAAGCATTACAAGACTTTTGGGTGAAACGTAAAGGTAATGGAGGTTGTGAACGTAATATTGAAAGTACAGTCATTTCTATGTCACTGTTACAACGTGTTGGAGGAAGTTTTGAAATGTTAGAAGAATCATTTAAAGGCATAGGAAGTTGCAATAGTTTTGTACATGCAAGAAGTAAAGGGGCAAAATTAAGTAAAGGTTCAAACTGTGGTCAAGCAATATTCAATACTTTATACGATTTTGTGAAACGCATGGAAAAGAATGAAGGTAGATATGTACTTAATGCAGAAGGTAATCCTAATTTACCTGTAGTGATTAATAATCCTTGTCCTTCTTGTGGTAAACCATTACACAGACAAGGTGGATGCTACACTTGTGATGAATGTGGATATAACAAATGTGATTAGAGGTGTTACCTATGATTAATTGGGTGCTTATGACAATATCCAGTATAATTGGAATTGCGTGTTCAGTAGGTAAATACTCTATATATGAAAGAGGTTTACCTAGTGATACACTAGAAAATCTTTTAATAGGAATTGATATAATTAAGGACATAGCGTTTATCTACATTGTATTATATTATCTGTTATCTAAAATATAGGAGGTGTTACACATGTATGAAATATTAAAAACTTTGGATAAGCCAGTAATGAGTAAGTTAATGATATTAAAATTAGGGGGTATAGTATTATGGTAGAAGTATTATATTGGAATGAAAGTGTTGTGTTAAATGCATTAGCAGAAAGTTTAGTTATAGGTGGATTACCTAAATTTGCTGGTGTACCAAAAGCCGAAGATTTATGGAATGAGATACATCATCTAGCAATAGATTTAGATTATCTATGGGCAAATAGAGATGAACTAAATTATAACGCTACAAAGAAAATATTGGAGCATAAATATTCAAGTAATATGTTTTTAAATACGGATATAAATAAGTATATAAAACGTGGTCTTATCTTAGGTAACGTAAAAGCTGGTAGTGGTCATAATTGTATGTTCAAAGGGGTTCAATTTAATATGATAATAAACATGCCATTATATTGGTTAAAAGAATATCAACGTTACCACTTTACGGACATAATATCATCACAAAGTACAATGCACTGTGTAACACAAATGGAAATAAAAGAACATTGCACAGATAAGGTAGACCCTATAATACTTGATTTAGTAGGTCAAAAAGTAGCTGAATTTAATTCATTATCTCCAACAGATGCGGGTGCAAGAAAAGAAGCGTTTGAATATATAGTGGCAAACCTTCCTAGTGACTTCCATTTAGCAATGGGTATTACAATGAACTACTTACAAGCATTAAGTATGGTGAAACAAAGAGAACACCACAAACTAGATGATTGGAGTAAAGATTTAGTACCATTTTTAAAAGAAGAATTGCCATTTTTTAAATTATTCATGTTAGGAGAGTGGAATTAATGCCAAAATTTGATATTGTAACAAGATGTAAGGATGATGCAGATTTACTAATGCCATGTAAATCTACAATGGGTAGTGTTGGTTATGACTTGAAATGTGCAGAGGATATAATAGTACCTTCTACATTGAAACACTTTTTAAAAGAAGCACATTTAACTGGAGGTGTAACAAGGGAAACACCTCAATTAGTAGACTTAGGAAAATTATTAGTACAAATGGAAAATTCATATGGGCAAAGAATAAGACCAACTTTAGTGCCTACTGGTTTAAAAGTGTACTGTGAGCCTAACGAATATTTTGCTGTAAAGAGTAGGAGTTCTTACCCTTTAAAATATATGTTATTGGTAGCTAACAGTGAAGGTGTTGTAGATAGTGATTATGCAGACAACCCAACAAATGAAGGTGAAATATATGTACAGGTATTAAATTTATCGCCTTTTGACGTGTGTATTCCTAAAGGAACAAAGATTGCACAAGGTATGTTTATTGCTACTGTTCCACCCGAAAATGGTGTAGTTAAAAATGCTTCAAGACAAGGAGGGCATGGCTCTACAGGAAATTAAACTTACTTGTCACTTATCGAGTAACATGCTTATATTTAAATATAAAAATTAAATAATAGAAAAGGGGAACTAAAATGAGAAAAATAACAGTATTAAAGGTAGAACCTAAAAAAGAACCTTACACAGTAGATATTGAAGGTAATGATTCATGGGAGATGTTCTGTAACATGCGTAATGAAATAGATGCAGACCTCGGTCAAATCCTTACTTGGAATTACTCTAATGATAGAAGCGTACTTCTTTTTATAGATGAAGAAGGAAAGCTAAAAGATAAAGAGTATTGCAGAAGTTTAGGATTAGATTATATAGCTGGTACATTCTTAGTAGTAGCATATAATGAATCATTGGATGATTACGAAAGTTTAAAAAACTTGGAATTAGAAGAACACACTAAGTATTGGTCACTATAAAGTCAACAACAGGGTAACATGTAAGAGTGTTACCCTTTATTTTTATAAAGGGGGAATAGAAATGTTAGTAATTTTGTTAACAGGTGTTAGTGGTTGTGGTAAAGATACCATAGCAAAAGAATTATTTACTTTATATGCAAAAGAAGGTAAAAAGGTACAAATAGTGCATAATGCCGACCCAGCAAAAGAAATGATGAAAAAGTATTTTGGGATAGACAATTATAAAACTGACTTAGGTAAACAACTAATAATGGGGTTAACAGATTTAATTTATACAGAGGCAAATTACTATTATTTTGAGAAAAAATCAATGCAAAAAGTGGAACATGACACAGAAGTTTTAATCATACCCGATTGGCGTTACATGAATACTTTCCAATGGTGGCAAAGTTATGGTGTATGCAATGTTGTTTCAGTATTAATAAAACGTGGCATAGAATTTTTACCTAAGCATTACGGTTTAGAGGTAGCAGAAAAAGAGGGTAAGTTACTAAAAGAGTTACATCCCGACTATGCAGTAAATAATAAAAATGCTAAGGCAACAGCACAACACATAAAAGACTTATTTAGTAATTTGGAGGATTAGAGTTATGGATGAATTACTAAGAATATATCACTCAGCCGAAAATATCAGTGTTAGGGAAGCTAATAAAATAAAGAAGGATATACTTGCTTACATCAATGAGGACTACCCACATCATTATGAAGCCTACAAAGAAAAGGATTATATAGAAGACCTATTGCAAGACAGGATTCGTTTCATAGAGAATATGTCGGCAAAAGAACCTCTAAATGAGGAAATGTTACAAAACTTAGCTGATATGACACAAGAAGGTACAGCGTGTTATGAAGAAAAATTAGACGGAATAAGATGTGATTTACAAATAGATAGTTGTTACGCTAGGTTATTTAGTAGAAGAATATCTAAGAAAACAAACTGGTATTCAGAGAATACTCATAACTTTCCTGTCATAACAAACCATAGGTTACCTAAAGAATTAAATGGTACAGTACTAGACGGAGAATTGACAGCAATTAATTTTAAGGAAATTTCTTCATTATGTAATTGCAAATGGGATGAAGCAATATTTAGACAGCTTCTTTTAAAAGAAGAATATGGGTATGAAGTTGTGCAATATAACGCCTTTGACATTTTGTATTATAAGGGAATTAATGTAATGCAGTTACCATTACGTAGACGTAAGGAATTGTTACACACAGCAATTCACGATTTACACGAAGCTGGTTTATACAATGTAATAGAGCATGAATGTAACACAGGAAATATAAGTGTATTGATTGGACGTGAAGATAAAGAGCGTGTTAAGGAAAATCCTATGATGTACCCATATTTATATAAAAAGGTGCTTAGTACAGACCCTAAATTATTTGGGTTTGAATTGAACGCTTTAGAATACTTTGACTACATTGTGTTATTTGGAGGTGAAGGTATAATGATAAAACCTCTTGATGCAAAATATTACATGAAACGTGGTAGAGAATTTACTAAAGTAAAGAAATTCGATACATGGGATGTTATAATAATAGGATTTACTGAACCTACAAAATATTATGAAGGTAAAGGATTACTAGACCCCGATTATGAGTGGGAATGGTATTGTGATGCAGAAGATGACAGTGTAACACATGAAAAAATGACAATGGAAGAAGCACATTCACAAGGATTATTACCTGTTACAAAAGCATATGCACAAGGTTGGATAGGTACTGTACGTTATGGTGTTGTTATGACACATGACGAATTTGAAAAATGGGAGAAAATAAATCCTAAAGAAGAACGTTTAGTTATAAAATTAAAGGATGACAAAGTAATATTAGAAATGGGTGAATGTGGAGGTATGACAGATGAAATAAGACAGGAATTAACAGATAAACAAATATCTTTAATAAACACTGTCATGGAAGTAGGTGCAAATGAACAGATGAAGAAAACAGGAAGTTTAAGACACCCAAGATTTTTACGTTTGAGAAATGATAAAGAATGGGAGGTATGCACATGGAAAGACCACTTACATTAAGACAGAAACTAGCATTACAAAATGGAGAACCTACAAATAAAGAGTTAGGTATTTCTATCTTGGATAAAGAAGTACATTATGACATCAGTTTTTTAGAGGTAACAAAATTAGAACATTCACCTTTAGCTTTTGGCTTATTCCCTTTAGATGCATTACCTAATGTTAAGGGACAGCTATTAGATGTACAAATACAAGTTTTAAGGAGATTAATAGGTTGTAGATTATCAAAAGATTTTGTGCTAGAAGAAAATCCTAAAATGCAAGGGAAATCATTATTTAAAGTACACTTTAATGAGGGAACAATACTTGTATATAATGAAGATGGGAGAATAACACATGAAAAAGAAAAAGCGAATAAAGAGGATAAATAAACAACCAATATGGTTATGTGCCTACTTTCCTAATGGTGACGATACCAATTTATATATTAAGGCATTTTCCAGCAAGAGTAAGGCATTATTCTATGTAAACTTCTTATGCACACAAAGGTACAAAATTGTAGAAGCATATATAGATGAAGGAATAACACAATTATATAAGGCATTTAATTTAGATATTGACGAATTACAAACATTGACATCACAAAACGAGGACACAAGATTAAATTAAATGATATAATGAGGGTATAGAGTATTACACTTTATACCCTTTTTATGGTATAAAGTAGAAAGGAGAAAAACATTGTTACAACGTAGAGGAATACATAGAAAATTAAATGTAAGATTACGTATACACGTTAAGCTACAGGAAATAAAACGTACAATAACTTGTTACGCAGACAACGGGAATAAAGTGACCACATCATATTTAGTTAAATTGGTGTATAAATTCTGTGAAATGTATTCGGATATTCATTATTACCCTTATCAAGAGCAGTTTGCTAAGAGGATAATACGTTCCCTTATAACAAATGACGGAGAGGAAATATCAGCTTTATTCTCCCGTCAAACAGGTAGACTTATTGTTTACTAAATTGCCTGTTTGGTGTTACAATTTAAATGAGGTGATTGTAATGTTAGAAAAAGCCATACAGGAATATATAAATACAAATAAAAGTGCAAGACAAGTAGCTAGAGAGTTTAGCTTGGGAAAAGACAAAGTTACTAATGAGTTAAAGAAAAGAGGACTGTTACGACCTAAGAAAGATAACAGTTATGACACTAGGTTCTTTCAAACTATTAATACAGAAGCTAAAGCGTATTGGTTAGGATTTATATATGCTGACGGATGTGTTAAGAGTGGAGGGCGTAACGTGCTAGAAATAACATTGTCTATTAATGACAAAGACCATTTAACCAAATTCAAGCGAGATGTAAAATTTAAAGGTGAAGTTAAAATAAAAAGAGGTAAAAAGTATGACGCTTGTAGAGTAAGTTTGTATGGGAAAGACATCATAGATGATTTAATACACCAAGGAGCAGTCCCTAGAAAATCATTAGTGTTACAGTTTCCAAAACACCTAGATAAACATTTAATACGACATTTTATACGAGGGTATTTTGATGGGGACGGAAGTATATACGAGTACACTAAGTTACACAAAATTAGCATGAGTATGTTAGGTACAGAAGAATTTCTATCTGAAGTACAAGAGGTATTCATGCAAGAATTAGGTGTATCCAAAGTTAAAGTATACAACCATCAAAGGATTTATGAGTATAAGAAAAGTCGCAACGAAGCTATAAAAATAATGGATTATTTATACTCAGATTGCACAGTTTATTTGGAAAGAAAATTTAGTAAATATGCCCACTTAACACAAAACCTAGAGAAGTGTTAAGATTGCAGGGAGCAAAATCGGAGGAACGGGTTCTCAACCCCAACACCGAGGTAACGTGTGATTGTGGTGACACAATTATTCTACTTAAAAGTAGAACGTACCGTAACGAGTAGGAGATGAAACTGGAAACAGAATATAATTCTCCCACGAGTGTTCCCCTAGTTCTAGGTTAGTACTTACTAGAAAATGTACTCTAGCCTACACTTAATGGTGTAGAGGTTAGGATAAAGAGCCTAACGATAATTACAAGCGAAGTCTGAAACAGTTGCTACAACAGTTGGGGGATGTATGATAATCTTACCTACATTGGCAAATATGCCTATGTTTGCAGATGATAAAAGATTAAGTATGTTTAGAAAAGGATTATATGTGGGTATATTCGCCCCTTCATTACGTCAAGCACAGACAACTTTTAATAGGATGAAAACTCGATTACTATGCGCTAATTCCCAGGCTATATTAAGTGAATTTGGCTTAGAATTTAATACTTCAAATGGTCAAACTGTTGCATTAACAAATGGTAGCTTTGCTACAAGTGTTTCAGCATCAGATAGGTCAAACATAGAAGGGGATTCCTACATGCTAATTATATGCGAGGAATGTCAAGATATTTCATCATTTAAGATTAGAAAATCTATACACCCTATGGGAGCATCTTATAATGCTAGTATAATTAAGATAGGAACAGCCACTACATTTAAAGGTGATTTTTATGAGGTTATAGAACGTAATAAAAAAGCATACAAAGAAGGTAAAATTAAAATACGTAACCACTTTGAATATGACTATAAAATTTGCCAAAAATACAACGAAAAATATCGTAAGTATGTGGAAAAAGAAAAACACAGACTTGGAGAACATAGTGATGAATTTAGAATGTCATATGGTCTTGAATGGATATTAGAACGTGGTATGTTCATTGACATAATACAACTTGAAACGTTATGTGGTTTAAAAGATGCAAGACGTGTAAGAAAGGATTTAACTAAAGAACATGTTGTAGGTATAGACGTTGCAAAGAAAGAGGATAGTACTGTTATAACAGTTATTGAGGTAGATTGGGATAATCCAATAATAATTGAAACACAAAAAACAAAAAGCAACGAAAGCATACAATACACAGTGTACAAAACACGTATAAAAGACTGGTATGAATTACATGGAGATAATTATGACAAACAGTATTATGAGATACTTAATTATCTAAGGAATTTTAAAGTTAAAAAGATAATGATAGATGCGACAAAAGAGGAAGGTATGTGTGACAGATTACAGGTAAATTTACCTAACATAGAAGTTGTACCCTGTATTTTCTCGGCACAATTTAAAGATAGAATGTGGAAGACCTTAGATAGTGGTATTAAATGTGGACGTGCCACATACCCATGTGACGAAGAAACACAGGCAACAAGAGAGTACCAAAAATTTATAGAACAAATGGGAGAACTAGAAAAGGACTTTAGAGGTCAAATAATGGTGTGTCAACATCCCGATAGACGTGGTGCGCATGATGATTATTGTCTATCCCTAAATACAGAGATACTAACAAAACGAGGATTTTTACGCTATGACGAATTATCCGAAGATGATTTAGTGGCTAAGGTTGTGAATAATAGAATTGAATATGTAACACCTACAAAAATAATATATAAAGATTATAATGGAAAGATGTATAGATTTAAGTCTAAGGATTTATGCCTTGAAGTTACAGAAAATCACAAAATGATGACACGTCACAGAAAATCTGGTAAAGAGGTCACTATGCTGTCCCAAGAACTGGCAAATATGCCTACGTCTACACGTTACAATACAGTCAGTATACCTGTTGCCCCAATTCAGGATTTACCTGACTACCCTGTATCTGATGACTTAATCAAACAAATAGCTTGGTTTATAACAGAAGGTTGGATAAACAAAAGTTCTAAATATAACTCTTATAGATACAGTTTCGCACAATCCAAAGATAAACCAGGATATAAAAGCATTGTGGATTTTGTAGAACGTATGGGATTACAACCATATACACACACAAGAAAAGATGGTGTTACATACTGGACATTCCATGAAAAGGACAATAAATTATTCGATTCAGTAATGTCCGAGGGTATCCATAGAATACCTAGAGAATGGTTAAGCAACCTATCTCAAAGACAACTTAAATTACTTCTTGATACATTGATGCTAGGTGATGGTACTATTTCAAGGAATACATATCACACTAAAGACTATGCACTTGCACAAGATGTTCAAGAATTATGTCACAAATTAGGTATAAAAGCATCTTTAAAAAATCAAAATCGTAATGGGTATATCATGTATGCTGTTTACCTTATGCAAAAGGATGAAACACGAGTTAAAGAAGTTGAAGAATATGAGTATACAGGTAAGGTTTGGTGTGTAAATGTTGATAATGGATTCATTGTAACACGTTGCAATGATAAAATAGCAGTTACAGGTAATTGTGACAGTTGGGCATTAGCAGTTTTAGGTGCACATGATAAATGCGAAGAAATAAGAGTGCAAGGTTACCAAGAAAATAAAATATTTAGTAACCATAATAGAGGTATGTATACTAGAATAAATAAGTATACAGCACGTAGAAGAAGATAGGAGGTAACGTAATGAACTATAATTACGAGTATAACAAAGGTTTACGTATTGATGAACTTAATAGTTATAAGGCAGTACTAAGTGAACACTTAACGAGTACAGATAGGGAACTTTTAGATGAATACATTGAAAAATGGAACTTTTATGAAGGTTATCACTGGGAAAATATAGAGTTACAGGATAAACCCCAAGTAACAAAGAATTACTGTAGGGCGTTTGTAAATAAGTTTGTAGCCTTTGAATTTGGTAAAGAAGTTACGTTCCAAGTACCTACAGAGGAAGATAGCGATGAAAGTACTCCAGCACCTGTGACAGATTTTTTAAATGAAATATGGGATAACCATAACAAGAAAATGGAATTGTTAACTGATTTAGGTCAAACAAAAGCTGTAACAGGTATAGGTTGGCTACAAGTGAAATATGAAAAACCCGAGGATTTAAATGACCCTTTTGATGAATACCCTAAGGGGCGTATACGTTTAATAAATATGTCACCTTTAACTGTATTTCCGGAATATGACCCACATGACCAAGAAAAATTGGTGAAATTAACTGTAATGTACCCTGTGGAAACACAAGTACCAACATTATTTTCTATACGTAACAAAATGAAAACTAAGGTGTATAAAATGGTTTGGACTAATGACGAATTTCTTGTGACACTTGGAGGTGAAATACAAGAAAAAGGAGCAAACCCATATGGATTTATACCTTTTGTTCCATTTATAAATTATCCTATTGCAAATAAAACAACAGGAGCAAGTGACATAGATGATATAATCCCGTTAAATGTGGAACTTAATCAAAAGAACTCTGACATATCGGAGATAATAGATTATCATTCAGCACCTATTACAGTTGTATATGGAGCAGACATTGGGACACTAGAACGTGGTGCAAATAAAATGTGGGGAGGATTACCTACGGATGCACGTATAGAAAACTTAACAATGAATACGGATTTAAATGCAAGTACAGCATATATTGCAGATGTGAAAAAGGCAATACATGAAGTAGGATGTATTCCCGAAAATGCTCTAGGTGATATAGGAGCAATAAGTAATACTTCGGGCGTTGCATTACAAATAATGAACAGTCCCTTATTGGAAAGAACTAATGTAAAACGTATGTATAGTACAGCTGGGTTACAAAGAGTAAATAAGATGATTATATTTATGGGAATATTTCATGGTTTATTCCAAAAACCAGCAGTAGACACTAAAGATTTATATAATACAGAGGTTGTATGGAAAGACCCATTACCAAAAGACACTTTAATAGAAATGCAACAATTACAACAAGAAATGAATATGGGTATAGAATCAAGACAAGGAGCTATGCAACGTTTAGGTAAAGATAGTAAAAAAGTACTTGAAACTATGGCAGAAGACTATGAAAAACATCCCGAATTTTATGGTCAACCTAAAAAAGAAGAAATTACACTTAATAGTGGCATGACAAATGGTGAAACACCTCAAGAAATGAAACGTAAAGAAATGACAGGAGAGAATAAGAAAACACCTGTAACAGAGGGTAAAATGTAGCTATTACATATTACAAGCAATTTTATGGTGCATTTTGTGCCACGTTATGTTACAATTACATTAAAAATATAAAAGTATTATCAAGGAGGAAAGATATAACATGAAAAACAAATATGGTATTAACGCAAGATTTATAGAAGGAATTAAAAAGGCATTGATAAGAAATGTATTGGCAGAAGAACCAGCATCATCAACTCAACCAGTGGTAAATTACGAAGAACTAATTGCTAAAGCAAGACGTGAGGAAAAAGACAAACTTTACCCACAAATTGAAGCAGAAAGAAACAAGGCAACAGCTATTACGGAACAACATAACGATTTACTTTTAAAACACGCCCAATTACAAAATGAAAATAAGGCACTTAAAGCTGAAATTAAAGAACTAAAAGATAGTGAAGGCAAGGGCGAAAATAAAGAAATTGCTAAGTTAAAACAAGAAAAGGCAACACTGGAAGGCGAGTTAGAAAAATTAAAAGGGTCAATAGTAGATGAACCTACTTTAAGACAACAAATAGAAGATGAGGTAAAAGCACAATACGAAGTTGAATTGTATAAGGTAGAAAAAATGTCATCTGACGAGTTTAAGGGACAAATAATACCCGAACTTGTAACAGGTACAACTAAAGAGGAAGTTGACGAATCTATACAAAAATCTAAAGAGAGATTTTTAGAGTTGTTAGGAGGAACAAAACCTCAACCACAACAACCTCAAGGTGGTAATGTAACAACACAACAAATACCAACACCACCAGCTGGAAACCCTAACATGGGTGAGTTCGTTCAATCTACTCTAAGTGAACAAGACATTTACAACATGACACCACAACAATGGGCAGAGTATCGTGTTAAATTAGGATTAAAATAATAGGAGGAATTGTAAATGTTACAAAAATCTAAAAGAGGAATATTTTCAAAATTATTAACTAGGGTACACGCAGAAGGTGGTGTACTTAACACAGTTGTGTCACAAGGGACACAGTCTAGTGAACCAAATTATGTTCCTGGAACAAATAAATTGGAACATGCAATAAGAGCAGTTTATTCTAAAGAAATAGAATTTAAGGCTATGCCTAACATGAGATTTTTCCAATTTGCTACAATGAAAACTGAATTAAATGTTGAACCAGGTTTAACAATATCTATGTTAACTTATGACAACATAGCAAGAGGTGGAAAATTAACAGAAGGTGTTAGAATGGAAGGTAAGGCTATGAGTTCTAGCATGAAAGAAATAAGAGTAACTGAATATGGTAACTCTATCACTGTTTCTGAATTAAACATAAGAAGTAACTTTGATGACGTAATGGCATCTGCAACTACTTTATTAGGTAGAGATTACGCTATAGTTATGGATTGTATGTTAAGGGACGTTGCACTTTCTAATGCCCAAACTGTTTATGCTGATAAAGCTGACGGAACTAAAGTAACAGCTAGAAAAGACTTGGATGAAACATGTAAATTTAAAGTTTCTACAGTTAAAGACTGCTTAGAAATATTGGCTACAAATAATGCACCTAAATATAATGGTGCTGACTGGATATGCTTCGTACATCCACATCAATCAAGGGATTTAAGAGATGACCCAGCATGGATAAATGCATCTAACTATGGTTCACCTAATTTATTATTCTTAGGAGAAATAGGTAAAATAGATGACACTAGATTTATAGAAACAACTATATTAAACAATGGTGCATCAGCAGAAGATGACCCTTCTTATGATGTTACATTACAAAAAGGTAAAGATGCTACAGGACAAACAACTGGTGATACAAATAAAGTACCAGTATATCAATCTGTACTATTTGGAGATAGATACGTAGGTTTAGCTATTTCATTACCAGTTAACCTAAGAGATAATGGTGTAATAGACTATGGTAGAGAAAGAGGTTTAGCTTGGTACTCAATAATGGGTGCTGGATTATTACACGAAAAACATGGTGTAGTTATAGAAACTGCTTAATAGGAGGTGTTAGGTATGGCTATGACACAAAAAGAAAAAGAAAGATTGGCAACTGCATTACTTTATGTAAGACAGAAACCAATGGATGTAGTGGATTTAATAGAGAAGTTAATAGATAAAAAAATAGAAGAATCTAAGGCACAACCAGGTGTCTAGGAGGTGTTATAACGTGGCAAATTTCAAGAAAAAATCTGACAAAGACGTTGTTGAGAATTTAATGGAAGAAGTTAAACAAGAACAACCCGAAATAGTGTTGGATGATAAAGATGAAATAGAACCGGAAGAATCTATTACAGTAGAAAAACCGGTTGATAATAAACCCACTAAAAAATATACAATAAAGGTAAAACAGTATACTAGAGTATTTATAGGTCAATGGTATACATTTGAACCTAAAAGAGTGTATAGAGTGGATGAAAATGTAAAATCTAAACTACAAAATGCTGGATTACTACTTCCTTTATAGGGGAGGTGTAACACATGAAAGACTTGTTACAAAGTTTATACTTTGCATTAGGTAGAGAAAATTCTACTGACCCCGTTTGTAAAGCCATTACAGACGAGGAAATTTCACATCTTGTAACAACTATTGCAGAGAGTTATGGAGTAGACTTAGAAGACTTTGATGCAACTAAGGCTTCATATTTACAAATGCTAGTGTTACGTGACGTGTATTGGAAATTAGCTTTAGCTTCTGCCCCTATGTACGAAATATCAGTTGACGGATTAAAAGTAAGTAAACAAACTAGGTTTGAACACTACTTTTCCATGATACAACAACTTAATAGTCAAATCGGAGATTTATTAGAAGGTAATCCAAGTTTAGGATTTGCTTCTGTCAAAGTTGAAACTGCTGTAATACAAAAGGATTATGTCAATGCGAATTTACGCAACCTTGTGAGAAAGACAAAAACGAGTATTACAGTGGATAAACAAGATGACAAGTACACATATTTGGAGATAAAATTTAAAGATGCTCACGTTACACGTTTCCAGGTCTATTACAACCCAACCCTTCCTGTTGTAGACGAGTATGAGGGTAACACTTTAAGTAAAGGTTCAATTCTAGTGCGTGACAGTTTGGACGTAACCGATAATAAATTAAAAATTCCTGTTCTAAAGGGTTACGTTGCTGTTGTAATAATTGCTCCTAATGGCACTAAGAACTTTAAACAAATACAAGTAGGTGAAACTAATGGCACAATATGATGAAGTAAAATCGTTAACATCGGATGTACTTGAAATATATTCCGATTGGGGTACTGCAAATATTACATTACAGAAATTTCAAGGGGGAGAATATGATGATTTGTATGATGAAGGTACAGCGTCATATTCTGAACCTTATAAATGTATAGGGCGTTACAAACCAACACCTGTAGAAGAACAACAAACTGGAGTAGGTTTAAAAGAAGACGAACAATTCTATACTGTCTATGTAGTTAAGGACACACTTGATAAACAAGGTGTCACAAGTATTGAAACTAGAGATATTTTAGAATATAACGGAAATAAATTTGACATTCTAGCTGTTCAGTATTCTGCTGTAATTGGAGATTACGCCTTACAATATAAGATTTACTGTAAAGGTAAAATATTTAAGATTAAGGAGTTGTAACACATGAGTAGAATGACAGGTGATTGGACTAAGTTACAAGCTAAGTTAAATGATATTTCTAAGGGTAAAGTCAAAGACGATATGGAAGAACAACTTCAAGATTCGGCTAATGATTTAAAAGAAGCTATGCAACAATACATAAGAGGGCAAGAGGGTAATTGGCAACCTCTAGCACAAGCAACTATAGACAAAAAACATGATGACACAATTTTAATTGAAACAGGTGAAATGGTAGATAGTATAAAAGTAACACCTCAAGGTGAAGACCAATATGTTATATCTGCGACAGGGCAACGTAACCAAGAAATACTGAAATACCACGAATATGGAACGTCACGTATGGTCGCACGTCCTGTAGTAAGACCTGTATTCGAGAGAGAAAAGGGTAATGTAAAAGCAGAATGTAAGGATGCTTTTATTACATCCTTAAAGAAGTGAGGTGTTACGTATGAATTATGGATTACGTGAAATAGACACATCATTTAAAAATATGCTTAAAGAAATATATGGGGGTTATAGAATAGTTCATTATAACCCCGATGTAGATTGGGTAAAAGAAACTTACCCCTGTGTGGCATTTAAAACAGAACAAAATGCTGACACAGCATACAAGGATTATAATAGTTATGACATAGATGACCAATACATTACGGATAAACCCGATTATACTCAGATGTTGTTAACATTGTACGTTTTGGCAAAGAAACAACAAGACATAAATGTAATGATAGAAAAATGGTTAGATGCTCATGGTACACATGCTTCAACTATGAATATAACAGGTAAAGACGGAAATGTGAAAACTGTATTTATGGAGAGAAAAACAGCGTTTTTTACGTCAGATGAAAACTTGGACGGGAAAATATATTATCGTAGGGTGTTACAGTTTACGATAGATGTACCTGTGGAATTACCTTCAAGAGAATACAATAAGGTCGAACGTGTCATAGTAACTAAGAAGGAGGTACGAAATGGCTGATAACAAACAAGTAGTCAGACCGGGTTCTTATTTAAAAAGAGAACGTGATATAGTACAAAAGGCTACAACTGTTACTCCTTTAGTATGGGGTGCAATAGGGGCAGAAGATTGCCCTATTGGAGACAGTGTAGTTGAAGTTAAATCCTATAAGGATTTTAAAGACAAATTCTGCATGACAGATGAACAGGCTAAACAATCTAAACTAGCTTTAGCCGTAAATCTTTGGTTCTTACTAAATAGTAGTAGTATGTTTGTATACAATATAAATCCTATATTGGTGAATACTCCAAATGAAGCAAGTTGTTATGGAGTTATGCAAGGTGCTGAAGCTAGTACAGGTCTTACAGTTAAAGCTAAATATGCCGGACGTTGGGCAGAAAGTCTAAAACTTGAGGTAACAACTGAAGCTGTAAAAGTTATGTATGGAGATGTTACAGAAGTATTTGAAAAGAAATTGGAAAGTGTAAATCAATCACAATTTTTAACTGCAACATATACTGGTGAAGGTGACCCTTTCGCTAAATTAACAGCTCAAGTTTACACATTTAAAGTTCCATTACTAGAACCACATGTGGATTTACAGGATACAGACCAAAAGAATATGGATAAATACTTAGAAAAACTTATGAGGGAGGACACTATTACAATAGCTACTGAATATGTGTATGAGGATGAACCTACACTTATTCAAAATAGTGCTAAAAAATTAGAGGAAGAATTAGGTATAAAAGTACTCCCAATATCTTCTATAAAATATGTGGATGTAACACAAGAACTACCTACATATAATGGATATAGAGGTATGGTATGTACTCCTAATGTTACTGTAATGAATCCTATAACTGGAGTGATAGAAGAACAACCACCTACTGTTGCAATACCAGCTATATTTGGTAAATTAATAACTAAATATGGTATACAACAAGCACCAGCTGGGGTTGAAGCTATATTACCAAATGTTACAGGAGTATCATACGAATACACTGAAAGAGAACAAGGTATATTAAATGCTTCTAATTTTAACTGCATCATACCTAAAAAACGTTATGGTGTAGTGTTATGGGGTAACAGATTAATAAACTCTGACCAAGACAGGGATTATGTTTCTGACTTACTTTTAGATGACTATATAGATAACTGGATAAAAGCCGATACGGAAACATTTGTATTCAAAAATGCAGATGACATAATGTACTCTGAAATTACAGCAAGGATAACAGCATTTTTAAGAGAGTTATGGTCTAACGGAGCTTTAGCTGGTGAAACACCAAACGAAGCCTTTGCAGTTAGATGTGACAAGGAATTAAATGCTGATGCTAAAAAAGGTGAAGTATATGCAGAGGTAGGCTGGGCTAAAAAATATCCAGCAGAATTTATTTACACTACTGTTAAATACATGAGTGTGTAAGGAGGGATGAAACATGTTTAGAGAATTACTAAAACAATACTTGGAAGAACATCAAGTACATGCTATGGCTAGAACATCAGCAGAAGACCCACTTAGAGGTTATAAATTCAGAATATCTATTCCAGGACTTCCTTCCTCTTGTGGATTTAAAAAAATTGGTGGATTGAAAGATGAAATGGGTGTAATAGAATATGACGAAGGTGGATATGACCATACACATAAATTAAAAGGTAAAGCAAAAGGTGGAGAACTTACTTGTGAAAAAGGTATGTTCCCTTCTAAACAAGTAGAAGAAGTGTTTAGAAACTCTTTGGCATCAGATGATGATAGATGTACTATAGTAGTGGCTTTACTAGATGCAAAAGGAAACGTAGCACGTGACTGGAAACTAGCAGAATGCTGGTGTTCAGCATGGGAAGCTGGGGATTTAGATGCTTCAAGTGAAGATGTATTAGTGGAAACTATTACTATTCAATATGAATATTTCTTAGACTAGGTGTAAGGGTATTTTAGGTCACTTGACAGCTTACAGTGGGTTACGTTAAAATTAAACCATACTGTAAATCTAAATATTCTCATTTGTTCCTAAAACGCCTGGGTATTTTATATACTTAGGCGTTTTTGTTATAATGTAGGTAAAATAGTAAATAAGGAGGAAATAAAATGTATACAGAAGTAGATAATTTATTAATAGGTATTAAGGATGAAAATGGTGTAACACACACTGAATTTGAGTACAGAGAAATGACAGGGCATGACGAAGAAGCGTTAGCCAAACCAAAAGTAAAAGATAACGGAAGTGTGGCATTACGTACAGTTTTAGAGAGATGTATCATAAGAATTGGTGGTATAACTAAAGATAGTGTAAAACCAAATAAATGGAAAGAACTTATACAAGGTATGTATATCAATGACCAAGATTACGCTTTCATGAAAATTAGGGCATTATCAATAGGGGACACTTTAACTGTTACAAATAAATGTCCTAATCCAAGCTGTAAAAAGAAAATAAAAACGGAGTTCGACATAGACGAATTTGATATAATTCCATATGACGGAATTGAAGACATAGAGTTTGAATTACCTAAAGGTTATTATGACAAAGAAGGTAATAAACATACTACAGGAACAATAAGAAGACCAGTAGGTTTAGACAGAGAAATATTAGATATCTCAGCAAGAAATAATTTTGGGTTAGCAAATACACTTTTATTAGCTAGATGTATAAAAACATTAGGAGATGTAAAAATACATGACAGCGTAATAAAGGATTTATCTATGAAAGATAGGGACTATTTATTAAAACTTTTAGCCGAACACAGATGTGGATATGACATAGGAGAATTTGATATTGAGTGTCCCGAATGTGGTGAACAGTTTACTGTTACACTTAATAACGCAGATTTTTTATAGATGATTTTTACGGGAATGATGCTAAACTTATCGCAGAAAATTATTACGAAGTCCTTAAAATGGATACGCATTATATTTCTATGCGTTACCATTGGGATAAGAATACAATATACGATATGACAACACAATCCCGTAGGGAGTACATTGATATATTAACCCAGCATGACCAAGCCGAGCAAGAAGCTATGGAAAAGTTAAATAATAATTATTAGATAGCGAGGTGTAACATATGGGTGAATTATTCGGGTTAGGTATTCTCCTAACCCTTCAAGATAGAGCGACTAATGGTGTTCACGTAGCAACACACGCTTTAGAAGACTTAGAAGACCAAACTAGGGATGTAATAAATGCTGTTTCCGACCTTGACAGAGCCAATACTGGTTTATCTTCCTCTAACCCTTCCATGACACTTACCGAAATGGCACAAGGTATGCGACAATACACTTACTACTATGACCAATATGGACGTAGACACAGATACCACTCCAACCAGTTTAACCAAGAATTAATGCGTATGACAGGAAGTGCCAATGACATGGCACGTTCACTAGAAAGTAGTATTAGACCTTGGGGTCAAGTAGCTGGTATGACGCAAAGTGGTAGACGAGTTGCTAGTATGATGCAAGGTATAGCAAGAGAAACAAGAACAGCATACAGAGCATTAGTTGGTTTTGACGCAGAAGGTAGACATGCAATATCAGCTAGTGAAACACAATCGGCATTAGACCGTTACAGACGAACAGTTAATGATTTACAAGCTGGATTACACAGTATGTATCAACGTGGTGAAATAGACGCTTTAAGTTATCAACAAGCTGTACGTAACATGGCACAGGAAAGTAGCCGTATAGAGAGAATAAATCAACGTGGATTTAGAAGTACCCGTCAGTATTATTCTATGTTACAACGTGCTGGTATACATACAAACGCAATAGAAAATCAACGTGGTATAGCCTTAGAAAGAAATCGCTGGAGAATAGAAGCACAGGCAGAACAAATATTATCTATGAGAACATCAGCTTCTAGTTTAGGATTAACCTTTGGCAGAATGTCACCTATTTTAGGAGCTATGACACGTAATTCTTTTGGATTAGTAGATGCTTTCCAACGTGCTGGTAGAGCGTTTAACCCTCTTGTAATACAAGCACGTTTATTTAATGAAGGGTGGAGTGGTAACGATATACAACGTTATATGACTTCTATGACAGCTTTTGCAACAGGATTTACTACTGTATTCCCTATATTAACATTAGGGGTTGTCGCATATTACACAGCATTGGGAACTTTAGCTTACAAACAAATACCAGCTGTACAAAAAGCATGGGAAAGATTTAAGTCATCAGCTTTACAAGCATTACAACCTTTATTAGAAGAAGTGGGTAAAGTTATGACAAAAGTGCTAGACTTAGGAACAGCCTTTATGGAAAGTGTACAGAAATTCCAAAAGGCACATCCTATTATATCTCAAATTGCAACCTCTTTGGCATTAATATTGCCTATACTTACTTTAATAGTTAGTGGATTTTTAGCAGTATATAAAGCTGGAGGTTTCATATGGCAACAAATCTTAGCCAATGCCCAACAAGCTCAAACCGATTTAACAGGTGTAGGATTAGCTATAGGATTTATAGGTTCTGTTGCAATATACCTCGGAACAACTATTGCAATGTTCCAAGCATTATATAAAAATTGCGAAGGATTTAGAAAAGCTGTAGATAATACAGTAAAATCGGTTAAGAATTTTATAAAAGAATTTAAAGAGAACCACCCCACTATTACAGCGTTTTTTGAAAATTTAAGTTTTGGACTATTCACAGCATTTGCTGGTGTTACATGGTTACAAACAACTTTTGCAATTTTTGCGAAAGTATTAAGACCTTTATCACCATTAGTTAATAGACTTACTGGAGCGTTTGGATTATTACGTTCTGTAGGAACACGAGCAATAAATCTTATATTAATACCTTTTAGGTTGTTTATAAATATATTACAGCACCCTATTACATTCCTACGATTAATAGGGCAAACAGGTAGTCGAGCCTTCCGTTTAGTACGTATGGCATTAACTCCATTAATAGGATTAATACGAAACCTCCCAGCATTGCTTTCAACAGCTTTTGGTGTGTTACGTAGTCTTCCTGGACTAATTGCTGGGGCATTTAGAGCATTACCAGGAATAATTTGGGGAGCGTTACAAAGTGTATTTACACGTGCTTTAGGATTAATAACACGTTTTGGAGCATGGGTACTAACATATGCACGAAACCCTTTATTACTATTACGTAGTGCATCACAGTTGGCACAACGAGCAGTAGTTGCATCTTTCCGAGGAATGGGTGTTGCAGTAAGATTCTTTGGAACACTTATTACAAGTCCTATTACAGCTATTAGACAATTAGCTGGAGCAGTAAGAGGTTTATGGAATACACTTGTTACTAGACTTCCTTTTTCTCCTTGGATTATTGTAATAGGTATATTGATAGCTGGAATAGTAGCTTTATGGAAAACAAACGAAAACTTCCGTAACGCAGTTAAAAATATTTGGAAAGATGTATGTAGTTTTGTTACTCAAGTAGTAAATGGTGTAAGAGAAGCTATGGAAGGTAAATTAAAGCCTGTCATAGAAAATCTTAAATCCATATTTTCATCCTTGGGTACTATATTCGGAACAATATTTAGTGCAATAAGTGAAGTACTTAAAGTATTCTTCGGAGATATTACAGGAGGATTTGAAAAATCGGGAAGTGCTGTAGAAACTGTAACAAATTTAATTGTGGGAGGATTAACTGGAGCAATTAATATATTACAAGCAGTGCTTACACCTTTAGCCGAGGTATTAAAAACAGTGGCAGACTACATGAAAGAACATTCAGAAGAAATAAAAAATGGCATGGTACAGGCTTACCAATTTGTAGCTTCATTATTACAGGCAGTTGTAATGCCAGTTATTCAAGCTGTAACAGACTTTTGGAGAGAACATGGAGAAACAATAAAACAGTTTGTATATAATGTGTATCAAGGATTAGGAACAGTAATATCAACTTTAGTATACGGGGCATTTACTGTGTTACAAAGTATTGTTCAATCTGTAACAGCCTTTTGGGACGAACATGGCGAAAGCATAAAGAAAAATGTGTATACAATATATAAAAATTTAGTACCTATAATATCGGGTGTTATGACAGCAATAATGACTATAATATCTACAGTAGGTAGTGCAATAGTCAGCTTTTGGGAGCAACATGGTGAAAGTATAATGCAAAGTGCAAGTACTATATGGAATGGTGTATGCACTGTAGTTGCTGTAGCATGGGCGTTTATATCAAACGTAATACTTCCAGTTGTAGGAACAATAGTATCAGTTGTTATACAAGGATTTGCAAATTTAACTAGCTTTATAATGTCACATGCAGACACTATAAAACAGGTATTAACAGTAGCGTTCCAATTTATAAGTACAGCAATAACAGTAGCCGTAACAATAATAGGAACAACAGTTCAAACAACATTCACTATAATCTCGGGTATCATACAATTTGTTAGTCAAATACTTACTGGAGATTTTGCTGGAGCATGGAATACTATATGTAGTACTGTAACATCTGTAGCTAGTACTATTTGGAGTTGCATTACAACAGTATTTGGAGGTATTGCAGATTTCATTACAGGTACAGATTGGCTAAGTCTAGGTGCTAATGTAGTACAAGGGTTAATAGACGGAATTGTAGGATTAGCTTCAGGTGCTTGGGATGCAATATGTCAAATAGGTCAAACTATCATAGACGGATTTAAGAGCCTTTTAGGTATACATTCACCTTCTACTGTAATGGCAGAATTAGGTAGATATGTAATAGAAGGGTTAAAACAAGGTATTTGTGACGCTGGTAATTTCTTACTAGGTGCAATCAATCAAATAGTAGGTTACTTTACTCGTATGAAAACACGTATTATGTCAGCAATAAGTAGTTTAGTAAGTGGTATAGCTTCTAAAATAAGTGGCATGGTAAGTAGCTTTACTTCTAAAATATCTAGTTTAGTAAGTAGTGTAGGTAGCAAGTTATCAAGTATGGTAAGTAGTGCTAAAACTAGAATATCTTCCTTTGCATCTAGTTTAAAAACAGGAGCAATAAGAGCTAAAGACAACGTGGTTAATGCAGTAAAAACTATGATAAGTAGAGTTAAAGGTCTAGGTTCTCAATTCCTTAGTATAGGTAGAAACATGATACAAGGTTTAGTAAATGGTGTAAAATCTAAAGCATCAGCACTAATTCAATCTGTAACAGGAGCAGTAAAAGGTGCAATAAACAAAGCTAAATCTTTACTAGGTATACATTCACCTTCAAGAGTATTTAAATCTCTAGGTATAAATACAATGGAAGGTTATAATATAGGGGTTACACAAGAAAAACCTAAAACTGAAAGGGCAATAGAATATGCATTACCTAACGCTCAAGATTTTGACATGAGAGAACGCATAGGAAAAATTGCAACACCTGTAATGGCTACAACAAATACTGCAAATACAAATAATACAAATAATAATAACAGGACTTCAAACGATACAATAAATTTCAATATTCAAGTACAAGACGGAAAATCTTTCACAATGGAAGACGCAGAAAGAATATTTGATATGCTACAAAAGGTTAAAAATAAGAGAGATTTATTTGTATATTAAGGTAATTAGCCTATGTAATAGAGATTTATTTATTTTATTGCATAGGCTATAATTATATTAAATGGAGGTGATAAAATGGGTGCTGGAGCAAAAGTAAAAGGTTACTTAAAAAATTGTGAAACAAATGAAATAAGGAAGTTCATGTTTAACCCTAACAGTGTAGAATATGACATAGGTAAAGATTATAACACCATGATTTCTCCGGGATTATCTTATCCCAAAATTGAATATGGAAAGGGCAGTGTTATAACAAGACCTTACTCCTTATATCTTAGGGGTGAAGACACAGAAGACTTTATAACATATTTAGAAGGTTTAGTAACACCTAAAACAAAATATAGTGAACCTCCTATGGTTATTTGTGTATTTGGAACTTCTGTATGTAAAGGTTATATAAATACTTTAAAAGTGAATAAGACCTTATTTGATAACAATTTGAAATGTACGGAAGCTACCTGTGACATAAATATTGTGGAGGTGAGAGATAAATGATTTTTAAAGGCTCACGTTACGAAGAAACGCCTACAACTATTAGGGATAACACACAGATATTAACTCGTAGAGAATTGGTGACAGATGAAGAACATTATCGTTACATTGTAATAGAAGGAGACACTTTAATGAATATAGCATATAAATGTTATGGTGACGAAACTTTATGGTGGAGAATAATGGAGAGTAACCCTAAATATAAAACACCTTTAGATGTAAAACCAGGTGATTTATTATTAATCCCTTTGAGAAATGAGGTGTAATAAATGGTATCTTTCAGTGTAAATTTAAATGGTAAACAATTTACTACAGAAATGAAGGAATTTATCTCTAATATAAAAATGAAAAAAATAAGCACAGGTGCATCCTCTTTAGAAATACAAATAAATGACCCCGAAATGACTTTTATAGGTGATGTAGAATTGTTTAAGCAAAATGTGCCTGTTACTTTTTCTTTTAAAAAAGGTAAAGGTGATAATGAAATAGTAAATTTTGTAGGTTATGTTGCTCAAGTAAGTGTGGAAATGTCAGATGACATTCCTAAGATATCTATTACATGTTCGGATGAAAGTTACAAATTAGATAGGAAGAAAAAATCTAAAAACTGGGGTAACAAAAAACGTCATGTAATAGCTAGAGAGATATTTCAAAGCTATGGATTAAAAACTGTAATAGATGAATCACAGGATAAACCTTCAACAAGTGACAGTAATTCCAGTAGTTCGGAAGTGTCACAAAGTAATGAAACAGATATGTCATTCCTAAAGAAATTGGCAGATGAAGAAGCAGATGATTGGTTATGTTATGTATTTAATGGTACAGGTTATTACTGTAAGAAAAAATTACTGGAAACACCTAAGAAAACACTTGAATATAGAAAAGGAGAATGTTCCATAAAATCATTTAAACCAACTATAAATAGTGTGGCTAAACGTGTTCCAGTGTATGAACAGGATTATGATTTAGCTAAACAAAGTGTAACGGAAGTTACAACAACTAAAACTAAGAATAAGCAAGGGAAGTGATGATATGCCACGTGTAGGTGACGGGAAAGATGAAGTTGCTGTTTTAGAAGGTGACATAGACACTCTTGAACCTTATATGGAGTTAGATGCAAGACAGACCATACGATTAGAAGGAGTAGGAGAAGCACTAACAGGTTTATACTATGTTACAGAAGTAGATTTTGAGTTATCGGGTACAGAATTTAAACAGTCATTAAAAGTAGAACGTAATGGATTTGGTGATTATACTAAAGCCTATGACATAGCCATAAAAGGTAAAAAAACTGTACAGAGTGACGCAGTCAAACCTGTAACGAAAAATAAAACACATAAGGTTAAGAAAGGTGATACGTTATACAGCATTTCAAAGAAGTATTACGGAAGTAGTAAGTATGCTGATAAAATATATAAGGCAAATAAGTCGAAAATAAAAAGTAAAAACATTTTAAAAGTAGGAATTGTTTTAACATTACCATAGGAGGTGTAATACAATGAAATACAGAGGTAAAGTAATAAATAATACAGACCCTATGAAAATGGGGCGTATAAAAGTATACTGCCCTTTAATCTATGGGAATAGCGAGAGTGCATGGTGTTACCCTTGTATTCCTTTAGGGTTTGAATACCATATTCCCCAAGTGGGACAAATGGTATGGATTGAATTTGAGAAAGATGACATAAGCAGTACACCAATCTATGTAGGAACGTGGGGTGAGCAAGATAAATGGATAAAGATGTACGAGGAATAAGTTTTCCTTTTAGAATAGGAAATAAAGGTGGCGTTGTAATGAGTGAAGCCAACTTACAAGATGTAGAGCATATAGAGGAAAGTATTGAGCAAATATTGTGTACGTGTTTAGGCGAAAGAGTAATGAACTATGAATTTGGTTCAGAACTAGATACTGATATATTTAAGGCTCAAGATTCCTCTTTATACTCTTTGTTACGTTACCAAATAATGGATGCATTACGTAAGCATGAACCACGTATAAACGTGGATGAACAAAACATTACAATATTACAGGAGAAAAGTGTAATACAAGTGGAGATTAAGTATACATTAGTAGATTTCCCGAATTTAGGATTATTATGCACATTAATTAATTTAGGAGGTGCTGACTTTGAAAGTAAGGGATAATGTTGATTATACAAACCGAGATTATGCTGGATTTAGACAAGATATGATTCAAAGATTACAGCAATTAATCCCGGAATATACAGATACTTCTGACAGTGATGCTGGTATAGTGTTAATTGATTTATTAGCACATGGGTTAGACATTTTATCATATTATAATGATAAAGTGGCGAACGAAGTATTTTTAGCTACAGCAAGGGAACGTAGTAGTGTAATGATGATAGCACAAGGAATCTTAGGTTATGAAATACAAGAGAATACACCTTCCAAAGTGTACCAAGTATTTGAAATAATTCCAGGAGAAGATGACACTATTATTCCAGCTGGAACATTGTTACGTACTAAAGGGGAGTATGGAGAGTCCTCTTTATACTTTGAATTAGATACAGACCTTATTATACCAGCAAATTGTACAGGATTAGAAAAAGATGAAAAGGGAGAATATTTATATAAAGTGTCATGTACACAAGGATATACAGTAGAAGATGATGTATTGGGGTCATCTGACGGAACAGCTAATCAAACGTTTACTGTTCCAAGAAGTGGTGTAATAAAAGATAGTGTAATAGTTAGTGCCATAAGTGAAAATGGTATGACAGAAGAATGGACTAGAGTGTCTAACTTTATAAATTCATCTCCTTTAGATAAACATTACACTGTTACATTGGATGAAAATAATGTAGCAACAGTACATTTTGGTAATGGACGTAGTGGTAAAATACCAGCAGTACATGTTGACGGATTAACTGTAACCTATAGAATAGGGGGAGGAACTGTAGGTAACGTAGCACCTAGAGTTATAAATAGAACTGATGAAAATTTGGCTTATGTAAAGAGTACATTTAATCCAGCTGAACCCTATTTATTAGGTGTAGATAGAGAAACATTAGAGGAAATAAAATTAAATGCTTCATCTTCCTTTAAAACACAATGGAGTTGTATTACAACAGAAGATTATGCAGATATTTTAAAAGGGCAAGAGTATGTTTTAGATGCCTATTCATATAGCGAAAAATCTAAACCATTGGATATAACAGTATATGTGTTACCTAAAAATTATGGGGACATGAATGATGACACGTTGAAACAATTACGTAAATCTTTAGAGGAAGTTTACCTAAGCAAAAAAGCATTAGGTGTAACAGTTTCAATAAAATGGGCAAAGATACAATATGTAACATTGAATTTAGACATTACACTAGAGGAAACAGCATCAAAGGCTATGACAAGAAGTGTAATAACAGACACATTATTCGCCAATTATAATTTAGACACTAGAAAAATTGGAGAACCAATGTATTTGTCACGTATTTTATCAGATGTATTAGATATTGAAGGTGTTTTAGATGTAACAGGATATTTAGATGACAATAAAGCCAAAATAATCCCAACAGAACCTGGAACTGTGACAGCGTTACAAACTATTAATACAATAATGAATGGAGGGGTTGTGTAATGGATTTTGGCAATTATTTATACAAACAACTTCCAGCATATTATCGTTACAGGGATATTGAAACAGAGTACACTTTAGAGCGTTATTTAAAATGTTTAGGCGAATATCTAAATGTTGTATTTGAGGAAACAGATGACATAAAAGATTTATTAGATGTGGAGAAAATGCCTAGTAAGTTTTTACCCTATTATGCAAAAATGTTTGGTATAAAAATATATGACGATATATCAGAAGACTTTCAAAGGAAGTTACTAGCTAACATTGTTCCAATACTTAAACGTAAAGGAACACGTGACGTAATAGAATTTGTTGCAAGGGAATTAACAGGTTATGACGTTGACATAACAGAGGGTAATGAATACGCCTTTAAAACATGGGTAGATGAAATAGAGCTACCCTTAGGGGCAAAACAATCTTTAACTTTTGCCGAAACTCAAACAATACATTACAGATATGCTGGTAGTGAATTAACAAGTAGGTTTATAGTCTATGTTGAAATACATACACTAGAAATGGAAGCAACAATATCAGAAGAATTAATTAGAAGGTATTTAAAAGACTTAGTACCAAGTTATATAAATGTGGTATTCGTATTAAATCAACACTTAATTGACGAGGAAGATTATAACGAAGAAGTAAATGTAACAGTTGTAGAAAGTGGATTTAGAGATACAGAAGTTGTAACAGACAGAACATATGGTAATATTCAATATGAACATTATGACCGATTAAAATACCTTCCCGAAATAGAGGACGTAAAATTGCATGTAACAGAACTAGATTTTGGGTGTATAACAGAACAAGAGCGTTACACTGTATACAGTATTGTAAGTGAAGGAGATTATACAGATAAAGTGACAGATTTATCTAATTCGGGAGGTGTTACACCTACGCCAACACCAACACCGATAGACCCCGAACCTGTACCCGACCCCGACCCTGGTATAGAAAAATTGACAGATTTAACAGGTGCAGTTGTTATGGGTGACTCACGTTTTGTAGCTATGCAAAGTTATGGTGACAGGTATTTTAAAGATATGACAGTAGATGCTAAAAAGGGTTGTTCAGCTAATTACTTTTATAATGCAAAAACTGGCGTAGATAGAATAATGCAATATCCAAAGGATGCAAAATGTTTCATAATTTTATTAGGTGTAAATGACCCCGAAACAAGTGGTCAATATTACATGAAAAATATGTTAACAGCATTACGTGGAGAATTTCCAACAACGCCTGTATATGTTATACAAGAATATCACATGGGTGAGAAATTTAGTGACGGATATGATTACACCACAATGAATACAATGATTGACGGGTTTAATACTGCAATAGATAAGGTATGTACGGATTTAAGTATGCACCATATTGATGTAAGTAAAGGCTTATTAGTCAATAATATACTAGATAGTCAATACTCTAGTGACGGATGCCACTTAAATCAAGCTGGTTATGACATTTTGTGGGGTAATGTAAAAGACACAATACTAGATACAGAAAATAATAAAGATGATGGTAAGGGGGATACATCTTTAGAAAAAATAGGTGTAACAACAGGTAATGTTAATGTTAGAAGTGGAGCAAGTACAGATTATGACGTTATCGGTACATTAACAACAGGTACACAAGTACAAATAGTAGGTCAAGACAGTACAACAGGTTGGTACAAAATAAAATACAATAATGATTATGGTTACGTGTCAAATAAATATGTACAAATAACAAGTGAAGGAGGAACTGAATTACCTCCTATACCTCCCGACACTAAAGACCCTCTATATGTACCCGATAGATTTACGGGAAAAGTAACTAATAACTATCAATTAATGGCAAAAGCGTATGAAATATTAAGACACTATAACACATGTTATCTTTATGGTGGTATAGGACAAATTGTAACGCAAAGTGTAGTAAATGCTAAGGCAAAACAATATCCTAGCTTCTATACTTCTGCAAGAAAGGCAAACTATACACAATACATCAATAGTAGTAAGAGATACTGGGGATTTGACTGTGTCAATCTTTATAAATCCATTTTATGGGGTTGGAATGGCGACGAAAGTAAATCTTTTGGTGGTGCAAAATATGCAAGTAATGGTGTACCCGATGCATCAGCAGACGGATTATTTAGTTACTGTACAAGTAAGTCAAGTACAGGCTGGGATAATATGATGATAGGCGAGGCATTATGGATGTCGGGTCATTTTGGATTATATGTAGGTAACGGAAAATGTATCGAATGTTCCCCACGTTGGAATAGAATAGGGTTAGGTACAAGTTGGGGTGAAGAATGGAATGGTGTAATGCTTACAGGTGTATCAAACTGTTCTAATTGCCCTACAGATATACACACTAGAAAATGGACTAAGCATGGTAAACTTCCATACATTCAATACTTAACTAAAAATCCATTTATAGATTCAAGTAACACAGAACAAGCTGGAGATACAACAGGTACTTTAGTAGGTGAAACATTCTTAGCAAATATTACAGCTTATTATCCCGATTCTTCTACATTAGAAGGAGGTTACCAAGATGCTATAGGTAATCCTTTAGTCGGATATCCCGACCAATTAACATGTGCAGTACCTAAAAATGTGCCACTTGGAAGTAAAGTAAAAGTACTTGGCACAGGTACTAAGTATGACAACCTTATATTTACAGCTACAGATAGAGGGGGAGCAATAGTAGTAGATAGTGACGGAACTTATCATGTAGACCTTTGTATGAAAACTGCTACAGAAGCTAACACATTTGGAAGACGTAAAGGTAATGGTGTAAAAGTAATAATAGGTGACGTTGTAACATCTACAAGAAAAGTTGCCATTACAAAACAAGGATGTAGCATACGAAGTGGTGCTGGAACAAGTTATTCTGTGTTAGGTAAAGCATGTACTAATTATAGATTTACAGTTTTAGACGATAGCAAAGACTGGATTGCTGTAGAGTATCATGGTAAAGTGGCATATGTGAGTGCATCTGTAGTTAGTATAGTTATGGTGTAATGAGTATGCTATAATATTATCAAAAGGAGGTATAGTAATGGATAAAAATAATTTACATGCCGTAGGGCAATTTAAAGACAAAGTTTATGACGCAAAGACTGGAGAATTAATAAAAGAAACAGAGTGGAGTAAAAATACCATAGTCAATAACATAAATAAAGCCATAGCATATGCTTTAGCTGGTAAAGGTGGATTATGTTATTGGGCAGTAGGTAGTGGTCAAGCAAGTTGGAGTGATACTAATTTACCTAGTCCGTCACCTACTGACACACAACTTAGTAATGAAATAGGAAGAAAAGCAATTCCGTCATCTGCTTTTAAATTCTTAGACGCAAGTGGTAATGTAACAGCTGGTATAACAAACGTGTTACAAATAACACTTACATTCAACGCTAGTGAGTGTAATGGAGATTGGAGAGAGTTCGCCATAATAGGTGGAGATGCAACAAGTGAATTAAACAGTGGTATAATGATAAACCACAAAATACACAAGCTACAAAGTAAAACGGAAAATCTACAAATAGAACGTAGTATGAGGTTTACATTTAATAATAATAACTAGGAGGTGTAAGATATGTCAGATAGATTCGCATTAGGTTCATCCTTCAATGCAGATGCTAATTTTAAAAGTGTAAAAGTTGGTGCTGGAAGTTATGTACTTGAAACAGAACTTAATGAACTACAGGACATTTCTTACTACAGACAACAACAATTTGTAAAAGATTACATAGGTGACGGTTTAATGAATATAGGAAGCCTGTCTTATAAAGACGGCTTCCTTACATTAGATAATGAAGTTGCTGTAGTAGGAGGTTATTTAATAGACATTACACATTTATCATGTGAAATACTAAGAGGTCATCACGCTTACCTTAAAGTTTGGGAAGAAGAAAAAGCATACACTGACATTATAAAATTTAAAGGTAACGCTCAAGAGAGTAGGGTGGTAGCTAATAGTATGTGGGATGAACGTGTAAATGAAGAAACAACAAGAAGAATACAAATAATGTATGACTTGGTGACAGATAATTCAGATAAAAATGCGACATACCTAGATATAGGGTATTTAGGAGCAGATACCTTTAATGTAACAGTAAGTACTAAAGGGCATAACACCACTAAATTTACTTATGAGTGTATAGCTAAAGAGGGTCAAACTGTTATAGATTTCCCTAGAGCGTATGCTTTTGGTAAAAGTACAATGCTAGTATTTATTGACGGACTTCTATTAATGCCCGAAGACTATGTGGAAGTAGACAGTAAATGTATTAGATTCAATATTGAAATACATGAGGGACAAAAGATTTTCTGTTACGCAGAGAATTATATAAAACCTATAGTGGGTGAAGGTCATGCTGAAACACATATGGTAGACGGAAATGACCCATTAGATATTACAGACCTAAAAGACGAAGAAGATTTACTAGATAAGTTAAGAGGTTTATTAGGTAAAGTTGTAATAGACGGAGGGGGATTTGGAGATTTAGATACAGAGCGTGACACAGTATATAGTGGAGGTTTATTTACAGATAGTGCAGATATACTAGACCCTAGTTTGCCCGATACAGGAAATGATGCTAGAGAACTTGAAATACAAGTAAGTGGAAATAAAGTGTTACAGTATCGTTACAAAGGTGAAACATTATGGACTGACTTAATAGACTTTAAAACGTTACAAGGAACAGAAGTAACAGGATTAGATTTAACAGGTGAAAGATTAATGCTTAAAAATTCCAATGGTACTTTTGGTAATGCAATAAATTTCCCTAATGTAATAGATGCTCTAACATCAACAAGTGCTATAAATCCATTGTCTGCTAATCAAGGTAAAGCATTGAAAGCCTTGATAGATAATATACACACAGGTGGTGGAGAAGTTGATACCTCTAAGATTGAAGCTAATTTAAAAACATATGTAGATACCCTTATTTCAGATGCCATTGGAGGTGAGTATTAAAATGAGTACGCTAAGCGATTTATTTACAAGTATAGGTACAGCTATACGTAATATAACAGGAAGTAGTACTAAAATAAAACCCACACAGTTCGCTAATGAAATAAGTAAAATGGCGTATATTGATAATGGGAAAGTGACAGGTAAAGTTAACAGAACAGAGGTTGCTACACCGACAGTCAGCTTTAATGTAGATACCGGGTATTTCACTGTAACACAAAATCAACCAGCAGGATTAGTCGCACAAGACATTAAAAAGGCAGGTTATCAATTACCAACTCTTAGTGGTTCAGCTGTTACACCTTCTAACCAAGACCAAATCGCTGTAAGAAAAGGTAATTATATAGGTGGAGATATAACTGTAAAGGGTGACGCTAACTTAAAAAGTGAATATATATTACGTGGTAGAAGAATAAATGGAGAAGAAACACCTATAAGTATATTCGGTGTACAAGGTACACTAGAGAGATTAAGAAATTTACCAAAATACCATGACGAAGAAATTTATGGTCAGTTAGCTTCTGACTGTGCTAAAAGTTATCACATAGCAAGATGTGTTCTAGGTGTAGAGTTTAAATATAGTCAATCACATGGAATATTTGGGGATGGAGTGTTAACTGATTCAGAAGGTAGATGTTACATGGACTGTTCTACTTTAGGTGGCTTAGTCGCTCGTAACATACCATTTAATAAAAGTCCTTACGCTAAAGCCTATGGTAAAGCTAATGTAACACTAGCAAGTTTGGGATTAGATAAGACATGTGTTTCTAGTTTAAATACTGCTGACCCTTATTTAGATATGCAGACACATGAGGATTTTAAATATTCATTTAAAACAGGTTACAAAAGTATAAGAACAGCAAGTGAATTGGCAGAGTATTATTATCAACAAGGTAGAACGTTACACGTATATGAACCTGGAAACCCTCCGTCATCATTACCTTCTGATGTAAGAGCTGGGGATATGCTATTTTGGGCAAAAGCTACAGCAAATGACCACCAAAAATCACGTTTCATGGGAATATCACATGTAGGAATATTTGCGAATGACCCTACAGTATATTTTCAAGTAACAGGAAGTGACGATGCAGTAGGTAATACAATATTCGCTAGTAACTTTGCAGACCATATGGATGAAGTAGTTTTAATAGTAAGACCCGATTATAGTCCAAAAAAATATGTAACGCCTAGTGGTGTAAATTTATTACCTCAATATGCTTTTGATAGCTTACAGGTAAGTGTAACTAAAACAGTAAATGGGTTAACATTTAAGCCACAAGCCAGTGGGGGATTTACAGTTCAAGTAACAGACACTTCAGCACGTACAGACCAAACAACATTTTACTTATATGGTAAGGAACGTCCTATTACATTAACCCCTGGAACATATAAATTAAGTGGTACACCAACACACCCACAAGTTAACTCAACAGGAACATCACTGTTATGGGGGTTAAGTGTTAAAAAAGCTGACGGAACAAATATACCTAATACAGAAGGTAGTGACCATGTATGGGACAGGGGTGCAGGTGATACGTTTACTGTAACATCTACAATACAGGTATATGTATATTTCTTCGTGTCAAAGAGTTTAACAAATACAAGTAAGTATTCGGTTAAACCAAGTTTAATTAAACAATAAGGAGGTGATACAAAATGGCAGTAGATTCAACTGTACAATTTAAAAGAGGTAAGAAGAATGATTTACCTTATGGCTTAGAAGGGGAACCCTTATACTGTATAGATACAAATGAGTTATATGTGGGTCAAGGTAAAGACCTTCCACCTAAACTGATAAATGCAAACGGTACAGGAGGAAGTGGTGGAGGTACAGAAATAGACGATAACTCCACAGGACTTACTACAACATGGAGTGCTAGTAAAATAAATCAAATGTTTGAGGATTTAAAATACACTCCAATAAAGATAAATTCATTTAGGGCGAACCTTTCAACTTTTGTGTATGAAGTTGGGACAGTGTTATCCAATATAGTGTTTAACTGGTCATTAAGTAGAAAAGCCACTAATATTATTTTAACGGATTGTAATGTACAGCCTACAGATGACACAGCAACTTTTACTGGAACACTCAATGTTACAAAGACATTCACACTGAAGGTAACAGATGCCAAGAACGCTACAGCAACAGCAAGTGTTACAATATATTTTGTATCCCCCATATATTATGGAACGTTCTCTGATAACCTTACAGAAGCCTATATTTTAGGGAAGAATAAACTGGTACAAACAAAAGGTAATAAATCTGTTACACTAACTTATAATGATAAAAAGGTGTTTTATGCATACCCTAAAGCATATGGAACGTTACGTGACATAAAAGACGGAAATGGGTTTAGTTATATAAATGATTTTATAAAAAGTGAAATGACACTTAAAGGCGTAACATATTACGTTTACACTATAAAAGATAAAGCATCTGCAACAGGTATAACATTTACATTTAGTTTTTAGGGGGTGATTAGATGCCACAAGTAGGAAGTAACTTTGAATATTCGGGTAGAAAACCTTTAGATGCTAGACAGTTATGTGACAGTTTGGAAGTATTAAAAGCTAATGTAAACAATATTTTATACCCACCGGGTTTTAAAGTGTTTTGCTTATTAGAACATAAGGAATATAGAAATATTGCAAAAATGAATGAACCACCTGTGTGGGAAGAAAATACCCAAGATGATGTAATAAAAGCATACATGAAAAAAGTGGATGCTTTAACAGATATGGTTAATACGTTACAAAAGGAGGTTGCATCTCTTAACGAACAGATTAATCCCCCTGTTCCTAAAGGTGAAAAAGTAACAACTTCAGATGGTAAATATCTTGTAACGGATAAACAACAGTTTATTAAAATAAATAGATAGGAGGAATTAAAATGGCGACAAATGAAATGGTAACAATAGACCAGTTAACAGAAATTTTAAATGTACTTCCAGGTAACACATATGCTCTAGTTAATGAGAATGGGGTTACTAAAAAAATTAAGCTGGAAAGTTTAATTAATAAAACTTTAAGTGAGGTACAAATTTTAGAAATAGAAGGTGTACCAACAAAAGATAAGACTTTGAAAGGAGCATTTGCAGAACTTAGTACGCAAATTGAAGAAAATAAAATTAATTTTGTTGGGGATGACACGTCTATGGAAGGTATAGACGATACTGTACATGATACCCTAGAAACAGAGGATAAACGTATTATAGGGGGAATAAATGAAGTAAATAGAAAAGTTAAGGGTATTGCGAAAAAAACTATAGTTGAAGGAAATAAAATATATTTAGCAAAGAATGATGGAACTAAATTAGATGAAGGAACTGATTTACCTACTTCTAGTGGTGCTAGTACAGCAGATAGTATAACTATAAAAGATACAAATAATAATTTTACTGCTACAGATGTAGAAGGAGCATTATCAGAGCTTTTTCAAAATGCCAGTAATGGAAAAACATTAGTTGCAAATGCTGTTACTGGCAAAGGAGTTGCAACTAATCCAAGTGATAGTTTTCAAACTATGGCAACTAATATAGGTAACATAAAAACGACTACTAATACTGTCGGTCAAAATCCATTAAATAAATGTGGTTCTAGGAAATTTAAATTTGCAATATTTTCGGATGTGCATACAAGAGTTGATACATCTCAAAATGCTAATGTAAAACTTAGGGAAGCTATCGCAAAAGTACAAGAGCTAGGATGTGCGTTTATTGCTATAACAGGCGATTTATGTAATTATGATGTGGAGAACGAATTAAATCAATATAAAGCTGAAATAGATGCACATGCTACTATTCCCGTATATGAGGTTACAGGTAACCATGATGCTACGCAACAAGGACTTAATACTACATTGTGGAAAACAATTACAGGGCAAGACCCTTACTATGAAATAGTTAAGGATAATGAAGTATTTTTATTTGTGTCCCAAGCAAATTGGTCAGATGATAACACTTCTAAAATATTACCCAAAGCATACCAAGATTGGTTAACTTCTAAATTGGAACAGTATAAGACTAAAAATAGGGTGTTTTTTTTCTTCCATCAATACATGCCCGACTGTGAAGGATTTGGATATAGAAATGGTACACAAAATCAAAGTTATTTAGTTGGGAGCTTACCCTATTTCACTAATTTGGTAAATACGTATAAAAATGTAATTTGGTTTAGTGGGCATTCCCATACTAAATTTGAAGTTCAAAATAATTATCCTAATGTTATTGCTTACAATAAAAATGGTGAAATTTGCACTTTAATTCATGTCCCTACATTACAAGATGGAGAATATTATGTTGCAACGGTGTATGAGCATTTAGTTGAATTAGAAGGGTATAAGAATGGCACAGTTGTTGACACTATATATTTTGCAATAGATGATTATATTTATACTTCTCCAGTTCAAAGTGTGGTATTAGACAAGTCAACATTAAATTTTGCAAATACAGATACACAAACAGTTGTGGCTACTGTAACGCCTTCTAGTCAACAAGATTTACTTACTTGGGAAACTTCTAATGCAAGTGTAGCCACAGTTATTAATGGTGTTGTAACACCTGTTGGTAATGGTAATTGTGTTATAACAGCTAAGTGTGGAGATAAATCTGCTACTTGTAACGTAGTAGTGGATATAAGTGAAAGTGAATTATATTACTCAATTACTTCTACACTAAATGGTTGCACATTAAATAATACGGCTACAAAAATTAAGAGCGAGGAAACTTATGTAGCTACAATAACAGAGGGTGCTAATACTGTTATAAATACTGTTACTGTTAAAATGGGTGGTGTTGATATATCATCTACTGCATACAACCCAAATAGTAAAACAATAGGTATAAATGTTGTTACAGGTAATATAGAAATTGTAATAACTGTAAATAAATTAGTAACTGGATTATCTGTTTCTCCAGCTTCTATTTCATTTAAATCTACAGGAGAAACTAAACAGTTAACTGTCACAAAAACACCTTCTGATGCTGTAGGTAATATCACTTGGGAAACTTCTAATGCTGATGTGGCTACTGTTGCAAATGGATTAGTTACCGTTACTGCTACATCAAGTGGTTCTTGTATAATAACTGCTAAATGTAATGGTCATAGTGCTAAATGTAATGTAACAGTTGAAATAATTCAAAAAGAAGTGGTTTACTCCCTACCAAGTAAAACTTTTACCTTTAATAGGATAAGCGCTCAAGAAAATATTGGTGATACTAATACTTTAGTATTTACAACACCATTAAAAGCTAACACTAGATACTATATGAGGGCGCAAAGTTTAAAATATGAAGATGGTACAGATGTCAATATTCCTAATGATAAGATTTATATTGTTGGAATCCCTTGGGTTGTTGGTGCGGATAAACAATGTTGTAATAAAATAAATAGGGATTATTCTGATTTTGTGAATAAAGATGTTGTATTGACGAATGGTATGGGTACTGATGCACAAGACTTAGCTAATCATGACCATGACATAACAAAATATGGAAGTATAGAAAAATTTACATCATTTTACATAAAACCATCTTCTAAATCACCTGTAACTTTCCCAAAAACAGTTACAATGACAGGATTTGAAATATTCACTTATGGTGAAACATGGTAAAACGTTTAATGTTTTAATGTATAATTATAGTGAGGGGATACCCCTCACTATAATATTAATAAAAGGAGGTATAAAAATGGCTAAAAATATGAAAACAAGAAAGGGAAAAGATGGTTTTGATTATCCCTACACTTCTCCCGACTTAGTGGTAGATGCAACTGGAAAATCTGCATCTAAAAAATTTGAGGATATTAATTTGCAACTTACAGATATTGCGAACTATTCTCTTGCGATAGGAACAGATGGACTGTTATATATTAAAAAACAAGATGGAACACTTATAGGAACAGGTGTTAAAGTTAGTGGTGATGTTGATTTATCTAAAGTAACAATGAGTATGAATGGGCAAACACTTAAACTTCTAAATAATGGTACTCAAGTAGCAAGTGTAGAGATTCCTACTAATACAGTTACAGATGAACAACTATCTACTGCTATACAGGCTAAAATAAATGACGGCTCTTTAGGTGCGTTATCTTTAGGATATCAAACAATATCAGAAGAACAACTTGGATTTTCTGTTAATAATGAAAAAGTATTATTAACAAATTTATTCCAAAATAATTATAGTCAAATTGAAAATTCGGGGGTTATTGTAAATTCTGATTCTCAAAGTAGAAGGGTTGCTTTTAAAGAGTATATAGACATGGAATCATTAATTACTCAATATCCACAATTATCAGAAAATGGCATTCCGTGCTTAGATATAACATTGAAAGACGGTTTTAAATATTACGTTTTAATTAAAAATAATGCAGATGAAACTTATTCACACATGAATGCTTATGGAATTGATTCTTCATATAGATTAATATTGAAAAAAGGATATTCATTTGCAATCTACACTTTAAAAGTAGGTGCAACTGTTCAAGAATTAAAACAAGCTGTTAAATTAGAGTTATCTTACATTCCTACTAATGGTAAAATTACAAAAATAGATAATGAATGTGAGGAATTTGAATTAATATCCATTGGTAAATGTTACAATATAGGGCTTGGTACAATGGACAATAATTATTTAATCCCAGTTACAGAAATTAATAATTATTATGTTAAATTTGTTGGTTCTAGTAATGTATATACAACTGCGAGTAGTATTGATAATATGTGTGGTGTAACTTTATTTAATAAAGACCTTAAACGATTAGGTAGTATTTCGGGTGCTACAGGATGTATTAATGAGTATGCTGAGGTTCTTTTATACCATAATAATAACCAGCATATTGCTGATAGGATATTAAAAGTTATAATAAAATCAGAGGATGTAAAATATATAACTCTTAATTCTACTGCATCATTTACAAATGGCACATACCAAATGAAAGCATATAAAGGTAAATTACATGATAGTTTATATCAAGAGAAAGTAAAAAAATATGGTTTAGAAATAAATGGTGATATGCAAAGAAAAATTAAAAATTATAATTCTAAATATAAAAATTATAAGGGTGTATATGAACGTTTAGAAGATGGTAAACCATTAGCATTTAATCAAAGTGGGTATAGTTATCCTCTACCAAGAAACGCATCACTACAAACTACATATTATAAAGGTGAAAAAGGTGATTTTTATATCTATGCCGATGATGAGATGAAAGTGCTTGACTTTTCACAAGCTACGAAAGGATGTATTGTATATTTCGATGGGACTTATTTAACAGCAGAACCTAACCCTTTTTGGTTAGATGGAAATAATGTGTTCCAAGATAGATATGATGTGTTTATAGCAGGGGGAGGTAGTGGTGCAATAGGTACAGCCTTCGCCCTTAAAGACTTAGGCTACAAAGTTTGTATGATTGAAAAACTTGACAGTTTAGGTGGAACACATTCCAATACAGCTATAATTGGTCAAATACCTTCTCCTATTGGTTCTTGGTATAAAGATATATTAAGAGCTAGTATAGATAGTTGTGCTACAAGTGTGGCTGGTACAATTACTACAGCAGAGAATTTAGATAGTAATTTTAAAGCTGGTCAAGTATCTTTAAATGCATCTCAATATGGAAAACATACTGTTGTTAATCCATATTGGTATAAAAGATATTTATTAGAAGAATTTCAAGGTAAAATAGACGTAAAATTAAATACAGAGGTTATAGACAATAAAGAAATAAATGGCAAAATAATTTATGCAACAGTCAGAAATACTAAAACAGGTGTTATAAAAAATATTTATGCTGATTATTTTGTGGATTGTACAGCAGATTGTTATTTACTTAGAGCTAACAAAGAATTAGGAAAAGATTATTTTATTGGTTCTGATAGTAAGGCTTTATACAATGAATCAGCTTATGTAGATGGATATATTGGTGATAAGTACGGTATAAACGCATATGAGATATGCTATTATTATGGTAATCCTCAATATAGTAAATTATCTTCTGATGATAGAATTTCAAAAATTACTGATATAAATAAAATTGAATCTATTCCAGGAGTTGTTAGTGGTACTAATGGTAATTTCGCTATTTGTAGGGGGTATAAATACTTTAAATCTACTTATAGTGCTGAATCCTCTTTAAATGTTATGTCCCCCGATTATAAATGTGGTATACCACAAAATTGGTTAATAGATTATGGCTATGATTATACTTATAATAATTCAGAAAAATATGCAAAAGCACATTATAAAATTCAATTAGGCAATTCATCTTCTTTTAGAGGTAAAACAGATTTATTAGCTATGAGAGAAGGTTATAGAATGAAATGTGATAGAATGTTAAAACAATCTGATGTTGAAACAAAAGTTACTATGGATAATTTAGTATCGGAACATTATGTTGCCCTATCAACATGGTATGCAGATAGTCATGTACCTACTGGTAAACCAGCTACATTTAATGCAAGTGCTGTGAAAAGTAGTTGGTTAAATGGTGTACCTTACGAATGTTTAATACCTAGCTGTTATAAAAATGCTTTAGTCGCTTGTAGAGGATTTGGAGCAAGTCATATATCTGCAAGTGCAATAAGATTAATAAGGACAATGATGTCTTTAGGTTATGCGTCTGGTAAGGCTATACAACTTTGTTTAGAAAATAAATTGGATGATGTCAGAAAGGTAGATATAACACAACTTCAAACCAATATAGGAATATCAGATTTATTAACGGAAGTTAATGCAAGAATAGCAGAATTAGGTACACATTAATTTGCTGTTTAGTGTGTTATGGTTTCATTGATACACATAGAGATGACATTTTAAGGGGTAATGTAATAAAATAGATAACAGGGCGTTATGCCCTGTTATTTTAATAATAGGAAAGATATAGTATAATAAAAATATGGAGGTGAAAGTATATGACTACAGGTAACAGAACACGAAAAGGTCAGATACAATTTAAACATGGATATGCTAAAGATGTGCCAAAGCGTATGTCAGTAGCAGAACCAGGATTTTCAGTAGATACCTTAGATTTATACATAGGTATGGGTTCTACTAAACCACCAGTAAATATCACTGGAGGATTAAGGGAACAAATAAAAGCAGTACAACAACAATTAGAAGAATTTGGGACAAGAAAATTTCAAACAGATTTAATAGATACAACAACATTAGAAAAAGTAGGGAGTATATTTATAGATACAGAAGGTATTAAATTCGTAGATAATGACGGGAACATTTTAATAAAAATTGGTTCTGATTTTGACTCCGTTTTTCAAAGTGTTACAGCAACAGATATAAATTGGGAAACATTACAATTATTACGTGTAACAAAGGAAGTACCAAGTACCTTATATGTAACTCCAAATGCAACAGGTGACGGAACAGGACGTAATACTTCAAATAAAGCTGACAGTATAGAGGATATTGCTAGATATATTAAATCCTTTGGGTGTTACTTAGATAAAGATGTTACAGTAAAAATTGAGAATGGAGATTATTACAATTTAGACAAACCCGTATTTGAGGGGTTAATAGGTAATGGAAAGATAACATTAGATTTTAGTAAAGAAGTTAAAGGTCAGTATGCAATAAAAGCCTGTAACAATACAGTGTTACTACAAATAGAGGGGCAAAGATATAATCATTTAAGGGATGTGGGAGCAGTATTAGATAGTCCTAAAGGATGTAACGCTTTATTAATAGCAGATAATGCTACAATAAAAGTAAAAGGTATACGTAGTAAAAAGATAACAGATACAACATTTATAGACACGTTTGCTTTAGTAGAAAATGGTGGTGTCATATTTGTTAATAACTGTGACGTGGCACAATATGAAAACCAATATTATGGTAATAACATGTTTACAATACATGACCAAAATAATATAGGTAACTGTACAAGACGTTTAGCTGGTACAAGTGGTGTAATGTATTACGGAGGTTATAGAATAAATCCTAAGAATAGTAATGAATTAGATTCTTTATCTTTTGTGGCGTTACATAATTACACTTCACCAAATAATTCTACAGGTAAAGATAGTTTATATGTGCCATCAGCAAGTGGTGGAGGTAGCGAAGGTGGAGGTGAAAATCCTAACCCTAACCCACCTGTTACACCACCAGAGGAAGTGCGTAAGACAGTAAGTAAGGTATTTGATTTAACTAATCTACACACTACAGTGAGTGGAAGTGGTCTATTTACAAGTGCTAAAACTAAACAAATGGGTCAAGGTCACTGGGTTAACTCTAATGGCAAAGCGTATCAAAATCATAGAGGTCATGGTACAATTCCAACAGAAGTTAAAACTTATGTATCAGATGCAATAGAGGGTACAGTTGAAATATCACTTACATTACACAGAGTAAATTCGGGTCATGGTTATGCTGGAGCAGTACCAGTACCAAAAGTAAAACGCCCTAATGGAGCATATTACAATGAGGGCAAAGGTGTTGCACGTAACAGTAACATCACTTTAAATTTACCTAGTGATATTGTTACAGCAATATGTGACGGAAGTATGACAGAGGTACAAACTTATTCTTCTAGTCAAAATGATTATGCGTTCTTTGATGTGGCTTCAATTAAAGTAACGTGTACAAAGATAATACAAGTATAGGAGGTAGATATTTATGAGTAAATATTTAGTAGGAATAGATGCTGGGCATAGCTTAGTAACAGACGGGAAAAGAACCCCACCAATTTTAGCAGATATAAAAGATGCTAAAGGTAATGTAATAAAGAAAAAAGGTCAAATAATACATGAATATGAGTTTAACAAAAGAGTGTCATATGCACTAGGTGATGCCCTTAAAAGATGTCACATAGATGTCACATATTCGGGATTTAAAGATAACACAGATACGCCTTTAGCCACTAGGGCAAAACATTTTAATAATTTAGGTGTAGATTTAGTTGTATCTAATCACTTTAACGCTAGTGGTAACTGTTTAAAATTCCAAACTAGAGTAAAAGGGTTATTAGTGTTAAAAACTAGAGGTTGTTCTTCTAAATCCGTTTCTTTAGCAAATAAGGTACATGCCGAATTAAAAAAAGCATTACAACCCGAAAGAGATTATGGTGTAGTACAAGATACTGAAATGTGTGGATTTACCCTTGCAATACTTAGACAAACACACGCACCAGCCATTTTAGTAGAATATGGCTTTATGGATTATTGGAAAGAAGCTAAACACATGTTAGACGAGGATTTCATTGAAAAATGTGCTGAAGCAACAGCAAGAGGTGTATGTAAACAATTAGGTGTAACATATATAGCTAAAGGTGTACAACATCATGCTGAATTACCTAAATATGTTAGGATAATAAAACCAGTCAACTTTAGAAGTGAACCAAGTTGGGAAGATGATGTTGTCATAAAAGAATTAGAAGTGGGAACAGCTTTAACTGTTTTAGACAAAGTTAAAGTAGGTTCTAGTTATATGTATAAAACACCATATGGTTACGTTACAGCAAATGAAACATGGGTAGAACCTGTGTATGAATATTAGGTTGACAATCTTTGGTGTTATCGCTATTATATAGTAAAAGTTAAAAAAATAAGGAGGTAGGTAATATGGCATATATAGTTGCAGTAAGCCATGAAAATTATTTAAAGGGAGGAATTAAGTGTGACACTTATGAAGAAGCACTTAATAAATGGAAAGAAGAACCTTGGAGAAACATACATGACGAAGAAGGTAATTTAGTTTTCCCTATAGCTAATCAATTTCCAATAGGCAGACATGACGCAAAAATTGAAATAACACAAGATACTGGAATATTTAAAGCTGATAACTTAACTCAACCTTTAATGGATAAAATGACAAAAGAAGAAATAGTGTTACAAGAAGGAGTAGAAATAGAAGGCAATATATTCTTCGGACATAACATAATAGCTTTTCCATATGCAGATAACGGACTTTGCTATATAAGTAAAAAATACGCCAAAGTTGTATAAATTATACAATTAAGGAGGGATGCTTTATGGAAGCATTAGTAAGTCAATATCTTACAGGAGAATTAGCTTTATTAGTAACTTGTTTAATGATTATAGGTAAAGTGCTTAAAACGTACAAATACCTAGATAACAGATGGATTCCTTTAGTATTATTGCCAATTTCTGTTGTTATAGTTTTCGGTATAAAGGGAATTGATTATGTTAATTTTTTAATCGCAATTTTATGTTGGGGTGTATCAATAGGTGTACATCAAACATATAAACAAGTTACAGGAGCAAAGAGTGATGTAACAGACAAGAAGTAGGTGAGCGTTATGGATAACGAAAAATACCTACTACAAGTGTTACAGGATATTGCTCAAATGAACTCTACTTTACAGGGAATACAGAATGATATAAAAGACATTCAGAAAATTGTTAAAAAAGTGGACGTAATAGAAGAAGATGTAAAACATCTGCAAAAGGAAGTAGATGACCTAGAGGAGATATCAAGTAAAGTACTCCCCTTGGAAGAAAGGGTTAAACATCTAGAAGAAAAACATAAAGCAACAAGTGGAGCGATTATAACAATTATTTCTGCTTTAGTAGTGGAATTTTTTAGTCACTTCTTTTAAAATTTGGAAGACAGCTGTAATGGCTGTCTTTTCTTGTTTTGGTCGCTTGACAAGCGTTTAAGGACACGTGTAAAATGTTATTAACACTTGAAAAGTGTTTAAATAAATATTGTTAGGTTGTTAAACCTAACGTAAAGAAAGGAGTTATAAGTATGATAGTAATACAGGATAAGTGTTACATTAACGAAGCCGATTTAACTACAAAAGAGATTGAGGAAATTAAAGACGATTTAACAGTGGAAAACCAAGCATATTATAACGCTTTACGCTATTCGGGTTACAACTCAACTCGCATACCTAAGAATATTTATTTATATTCCTATGATAGGAAAAATCACCAATATGTAGTCCCTAGAGGTTATGGTTATACCATGCTAGACAAATACATTGATAAATCCCTGGAACATACTGTAAAGTTCCCACAGAGCCTAATACAATTAAGAGATGTGCAAAAAGAAGCTGAAAAAGCATACTTTAATGACACAACAAAAGGATTAATTGTATTAAACACAGGCATGGGTAAATCAATATTAGGGTTACATATTTCTTTTATGTTACGCCAAAAAACTTTAATTGTGGTGCATAAAGACGATTTAGTAAAGGGGTGGCAAAAAGATGCAAAAGTAGTATTTGGTGATAATTTTAAAATGGGATTAATAAAAGCTAAAAAGTTTGAAATAGGAGAGCAAATAACAATAGCCACTATTCAAACTTTAAATAGGTTAGACAGTGATAAGCTACGTTACGTTACAGAAGAATTTGGGTGTGTCATAGTTGATGAAGTACATAGAGCAGGAAGTAAGCAATATGATTTAATCAACGAATTTAAAGGAGCATACAGAATAGGATTAACTGCTACCCTAGAGAGGTCAGATTCTTTCGCCAAAAATATATACGCTATGTTTGGTGACGTAGCTTATTATCATAAAGTTAAAAAATCGGAAGATATATTACCTGTAAAAGTATTTATGCGTAACACAGGTATTCGTTACATTCCTAAGTGTTATAAAAAAGGTACGAAGTATGTACATATTCCTAAAGAAGAATGGCATTTATATCACCCACTTTATAATGTAACGGATGTGCCACATAAATTACTTAAAGGTATAAATTATTTTGACATAGAAAATAACATGGTAGAAAATACCCGTTACATGAAAATGGTGTTACGTGATGTAATAAGTGAAGTAAAGAAAGGTCATAAATGTGTAATGGCATTTAAACAGAAACAGCACATTGATTTATATGCAAAATATTTGGAAGCTGAAAATATAAATCATTACAAATATTATGGTGATAGCAAAGATAGTAAAGATGTAATGTTACAGGAAGCAGAAAAAGCAGATGTGACACTTGTTACATATGGAATTGCAACAGAAGGTACAAATGTTAAGTCATGGCAGTCTTTATTTTTAGTAGCTTCAATAAATGATGCAAAGAATACAGAGCAGATAGTCGGAAGAATACGTAGAACCGATAATAAGAAAAAGGAAGCCTATGTGTTTGATTATTATAGTAATGATGTTTGGGGTACACGTAGACACAAAGACACAAGACGAAGACGTTACCTTGATTTAGGTTTCACAGTTAAAGAGGTGTAACAATGAGATACTTTATATTAAGAATTTTAAATAAGTTAGGATTAGTACATAGTCCTAGCAGAATGTGGAACTCTAGGAAATAGGGTTCTTTTTTCTTATTGACAACTTTTTGGACGTAACTTATACTTATTATTAGATACTGAAAATAAGAAAAACGGAGGTAAAGAGATGAATATTAAAGAATTAGTAATGGAGTACAATAATATTAAAGAACAATGTAAAATAATGGATGCAAAGAAAAAGGAATTAGCAAACAAAATAAAAGAGATAGCAAAAGAAAAAGGAACACAAGATGCTAAAGGTAGTAGTTATTACACTACTGATGATAATTGGGTGTTAGGTAACATAAAAGCCACAACAATTAGATTTAATCAAGATAAGGCAAAAGCATTTTTAGAAGAACATCACAAAGATTTATTGGAACGTGTCACAGATACAGTTGAATATATAAATGAGGATAAAGTTGTAAAACTTGTTTCAGAAGGGTTACTTACTGTAGAAGAAGTGGAACAAATGAGTAATATTTCAGTAAGTTATAAAGTGGATTTAAGACAGCAAGAAGTAGAAGAAGAACCTAAAGAAATGCCAAAGGTTACGTGTAAACCACGTGTAAAAAAATTAGTCAGAAAGTAGGGATAACATGAGAGCTAAAGTTTATACATTAAAAAATGGAGAAAAAATAAAATTATATCCTATTAACGTACTAGCTAATGAATTAGGAAGAACATCACAAACTATACGAAAATGGGAAGTAGCTGGTATACTCCCCAAGCCAATTTTTAAAGATAAAAATGGTAGAAGAATGTATAGTGAAGAACAGATTGAAACAATAGTTAGGATAGCTGAACAGTGTAATGTAAGACAAGGTTACAGCGTTGCTAATACATCTTTTCCGAGAAAAGTGCATGACGCTTTAGAGGAAGTAAACAAACAATATTATTAAAGGGGTGAATAGAATGGCAAACTTAGATAAAGACCCACAAATAGAATATGTGTGTTATGAATTAGTTGGTAGAAAAGGTATATCATATATTCATAATGTGGCAAATGTAATATATAATCAGTATTACGTTTCCATACAAGACATGGATGAAATGCCTGTAGCAATAATCCCTACCAAAGACTTTTGGAATTACGTATAAAATACAAAGATTAGGGGTGAATAAAATGACCAACTTTGGGAAAAAACCTCAAATAAATACAGTAGGTTTGGGTTATTTTGTTAAACCAGTAAGTGACCCGTCTTTAACTTATACAGGTATTAATCCTAGTATTGAATGTGCTGTAATTAAGGACACACTTATAGATTATGCGAGTGACAATTTAGATTTATTAGAGCAAGGTCTTGTATTAAGAATAGACATAGGGTTACAAGATATGCCCGAAGAAGTATGTAATGCTTGTATGGAAGCAGTGAATATTTTAAATGCAAAATATGGTACAGCTTTTTATAAGTATTCATTTAAAAACGAAGGTAATTATACTTATATTATAAAAGAATTAATAAGGGGTGAATAATATGGCATTAAAAAAGAAAGCCAAAAAAGAGGAAGTAACAGAAGCTACTAATGCAAGTATAGAAAAGGAAGTAGTCAAATCAGAAGTGTTAGAAAGGGCATTATATTATGTGACATTAAAATATTGTTTAGATACCACATACCTTTTAACTGGTTTCACTATGAAAGCTAAAGGTATAACAATAGTGGTAAGTAACAATGATGTAGATTGTGCCTTCACTATTACAGGTGTTGATATTGTAGAAGCACTTATTAGTGGGGATGTAGATGTAAAAGATTTAGTATAATAAAGGTACGTCACAGCGTAACAGTTGTGACGTATTTAATATAAGGGGTGATTACATTGGCAAAGAAAATAATGAAAAAGAAAAGTAAGGAAGCATACGAAAATACAACTGTAACAAAGAACAAGGAAACATTAAAAGAAGGAAATCCTGTAACTAAATTTATGCCTAACGTAGTTGGATTAAGTGTAGGCGTTACATTAAATTTAGGAGATTTTCAATCATTACGTGTTGACTGCTGGATTTCTCAAGAAGTGCATGAGGGTGAAGATAGACAGGTAATAGTGAATGACTTGACAAAAGAGTTACAGGACAATATAAATTATGTATGTGATAAATTCACAGAAGAATAAAATTGAGAGGTAGTGAACATACAATGAACAATATTACATTAGGAATGAAACGTGACACATCAGACATAAAAGATTTATTTAGAGAGCGTAGGAATCAAGCACAAACAAGTGCTAAAAAGGTTTTAATAAAGAAGAAACAAGTACAAAAACCACAAAGAGCCTACATGGCAAAAGCCATAGAAAACTATTCAAGTGCCGATATTCTTTGGTACTATAGAGATAAGTTAACAGCAAAAGGAATAAAGTATTACTCAAGCCAAAAGTTGGATATGCGTTACATGCGTAACATAAAAATTGCACAGCAGACAATGGATAACGAGTTTATCTTAAAGATGTACGATTTTTTAATAGATAGTGGTCAAAAATATTTAGATATGCGTAAAACAAATCCCGATATAATTATTTCGGGGTGGGCAAATAGAATAATAGCTGACACACAAGATTGGATAGACGGAACGTATAATGAAACGCCTAAAAATAGTAAGTTTAAAAACAGGGAATATGAGAAAGTTGCAGATGAACAAAGTAGTATAGGAGAGTGGGAATAATGCGTCCAATAAGAACAACTTTAAGTAATAAAAACTTGATAAACATGGGAGTGCCAAAAGCACTCCTAGATTTATCTTTAGAGGATTTAGATTTAAATGAAAAAATCCTAGATTATGTGCAAGGGTATATTGATAATATTGATAACAGCTTCAAATATAACAAAGGGTTATTTTTGTATGGAAGTAATGGTACAGGAAAAACATCTATTGCATCAATAATAATAAAGGAAGCCTATAAACACCGTTACACAGCAAAACGTATGACATGGGTAGATTATATGACACTTTATACAAGAGCATGGGGATGTAACAACTTTGAATTAAAAATGCATACAGAAGATGTAATAAAGGATATTAAAGATAGAGAATTTTTAGTTTTAGAAGAAATAGGTAAAGAGCAAGATAATAAGTTAGCCATGACATTATTGGAAGACCTGTTACGTCATAGAGAAGACAAAGGATTTCCAACTATTATATGCACCAATTTAGCACCTAAGAGTGTAGTTGAAAGATATGGGGCAAGTATAGAGTCTTTAATAAAAGGGAATATGACACCTATAAAATTAGTAGGTAAAGATAATAGAAAGGAGTAATTGAAATGTTACATGGAAATATAAGTAACCAAACAGCACCAATGTTATATGTGGATTTAGATGAATTAGTTACATTACAGGAAGTTCCCCCACATTCTTTGTGGGGAAGAATACTTCCCTTTAGAAAAAAGGAGTATAGATATGACCCAGCTAAATTAGCTTTTGTACTAAAGGTAGTACACAGAACTGATATGAATGTGGTATTTGTAAGTAAAGATAAACATTTTGCTAATTACATGATGAATAGGCAAAACTTTTTTAAAGTATTTGGTAGTATTAGATTGAGTGTGAGGGTAACATATATGACACCCGAAATTTTGGAATTAGTGTTAAGTACAAGATGTGGTTATTTTGTTTCGGATAGTTATGGTCTAATTGACACACCTTATATTTATTCGTATGATGAAATTAGAAAACTTATTTTTTAAATTAGATTGAGGTGAGAAACATGAGTGTAGAAATTGGGTTAATTTCAAAATTACTTGAAACAAAGGACTATGACATTTTAAAAGACAAGCAAATAACAGCAAAATACTTTGAAAAGGAATATCAACCCTGTATTCGATTTATAGATGATTTTTACATGAAAAATGGAACAGTACCTACAATACGTATATTTGAGAAAAAATTCCCGGATATAGAATTAGAAACGTACGAAGATAGTGTGGGTACAGAAGAACCTCTAGCATATTGGTGTGATGAAATACGTGACAAGAAAACACATAACACTATAGTAGGTTATATGAATGAAGTAGCTGATATGTTAGATAGTGGTCAAGTAAGTGATGCAGTAAAAAGTATTCGTAAATTGGTAAACAAAGTAGAGTTAGATTTAACAGAAACAACAGCAGTAGATACAACAAAGGATATGGATGATAGAAAGAAACGTTATGAAGAACGTAAACGTAATAAAGGTATATTAGGAATTGAAACAGGTATTAAGTTACTAGATTATATGCTTAAAGGGTTACAACCTAAACAACTTATTACACTCATGGCGAAGACTTCAACAGGGAAAACATGGCTTTTTATACTATTTGCATGTTACATGTGGTTACAGGGATATCGTGTAATGTTCTTTACAACAGAAATGAGTGAGGAACAAATAGAAGACAGACTAGAAGCTATGGCTATGGGTATGTTATATTCAGAGTTTAATTATAGCGATTTTAAAAGTGGTAAATTAACACCCGACCAAGAAAAGATTTATTATGAATTTTTGGAAACAAAGAAAGGTTTAGAAACATTCATAATAGATACAGCGACAACTGTTTCATCTATTAGAGCAAAAGTAGAATTACAGGAAGCTGACATAGTATTTGTAGACTCTGCATATTTAATGGAAGATGAAGAAGGGGCAGAAGCAGACCACATGCGTGTAACACACATATTTAGGGGATTAAAGAAGTTAGCTAAGAGTTTGGAAATTCCTATATGTGCCAATACACAACAAGATTTAAAAAGCAAAGGTGGACTTGAAAGTGTAAACTTTGCAAAAGCCATTACACATGAATCGGATGTTGTCATGCGATTAGAGCGTACTGAAGAAATGATTGAGGATAAAGAAGCTAAAATCGTTTTAGAAAAACAAAGAGAAGGTGTATTGGGAAGTGTAATGTTAAATTGGAACTTTGACACAATGAATTTTGGAGGTATATATGTGTCACAAGGTGAAAAAGATTACACAGAAAAAGAATTTGAAAGTGGAGTTCTAGGTATAGATTAAGAAGGAGGATATTAAGATGTTTCAGTATTTTTTATTAAAATCAAAAGTGGTATTGTTCAATATATTAAGTATAGCCTTTGCTGTTGTTACGTGGATAGATGTGTATTGTATCTTAACACGTAACCCCGTCTTCGGGATTTATAGAGAAAGTTTTGGTTATGCAATAACAGATTTTATAACATGTTTAGTTTTATCTTATTTAAGAGATAGTGCTGGTTGTGAATTATATGATGTAATGGAAAATGCAGAATATTACGCTTCATTACCATTAGAAGAAGACGAAAGGGGAAATAAAGATGAAAACTAAAATAACTTTAAGAGATTTTGTGGAGAATTGTGTAGCACCCAATTCTATATGTAGATTGTGGATTCCATATAGAGGGGAAGCTCGAAGTATAAGTCACGCTTTAGCTAAAGGTGAATTAGAAAGAGAAACTTTTATGAATTGGGAGTTGTTACAAGGTAAAGTTCCTCAAAGTAAATATTTGGATTGTACTTTCCAATATGTATCTGATATTTATTGCGAAACATGTAGGGAAGCTATAAATATATGTATATATGATGATAAAATAAAACCCGAATTATATAAACGTGATACACCTAAAACTAATTGTATAGGAGGTACAACATGTATAGAGTAGATTTTCAAATTGAAGTAGATGGAAGTGTTTGTATTTATGTACAAGATGTAAGATTTCATTTTATGGGAGATACTCCACAACAAGCACAAGAAATGGCAACGAACTTTGTATTAAAGATGTTACAAGACGCTGGTAGAATAGGATGTTAAGCCGAGAACAAATATGTGACCTGTTATGGGAATTAGGTGCAAGTGAAGTGATAGACCACAGTAGTAATAAGTGGATAAGATGTACGTGTACTGTTCATAAGGAAGAACACCCAAGTGCTGGTGTAAATGTAGAGCATAACATATTTAATTGCTTCTCATGCCATGCAAGTGGTACATTAGATTGGTTATGCTACTTATCAGATAAAGATAGGTTTAAAAGCGTAATGAACGCCCGAAAATGGTTAGAAAAAAGATACCATATTAAGTTTAATGAAGTGGACGAAGACACAATACACCAAACACTTTTAACTTATGATGAATTACAGGAGAAAAAGCGTAACGTAACAGAAAAGGAAACACACAAAGTATTGCCAATAAAAACATTAGCACCTTATAGAAGTGGTAAAGAAACATACAAGTATTTCTTTAAGCGTGGTTTTACTAAACAAACCATGATAGATTTTAAAATAGGGCGTGACGTTACAAATAAGACTGTTACAATTCCCGTTTTTTATGAAGACGGAAAGTTAGCTGGTATTGTTGGACGTTACATCAGTAAAAATCGAAGAAAAAATGAGCGTTACAGGGTATATGAATTTGAAAAAAGTCACGTAACGTTCCCACAAAATAAATTGGAAGTAATAGATGACACAATAATTTTAGTAGAAGGTATATTAGATGCGTTATGGTTACATCAGTTAGGATTTCCTAATGCACAAGCAATTTTAGGGAATAAATTAAGTCCTACACAAGCTAAGTACTTAAAGTCTAAGGCATCAAGGTTTATACGTATGTTTGATAATGATGTAGGGGGTGCAAGTGCTAAAAAAGCATATGACAAGTATATGGCAGACGTAACAACGTATGACGTGATTTATCCCGAAGGATGCAAAGACCCACAAGAATGTAACAAGGAACAAATTGACACAATGTTACAAGGTGCAACATCTAAGTTAAAAATAAGGTTCAAAATGAGGAAATAAATCTGTACACTCGTTTGACACGTGTGTTGGACGAGTGTATAATTTAAGTACATTAAGAAAATGTGAAATTAGTAGATTACTGAAAGAGAGGTAAAGTTTATGAGTTTATTTAAAAGAGGATTTGACGCAGTCAAAGAAGAAGAAAAAAGACGTGAGGAATACCAAAAAAATAAAGCTGGTATATACAGATTATATGTTAAAGAAGGAGATGCCCCTATAGTGTTCTTAACAGAAGAACCGGTTAACTTCTATGAACATAATGTAAAAAACACACGTAATGGTAAAACATATTTTGATAGTGTAATGTGTACAGGAGATGATTGTCCTTTATGTGACACAGGTGACAGACCTAGTTTTAAAAGTGCTTGGATAGTTTTAGATTTAAGACCTTATGAATATGAAGACAATGGCAAAAAGAAAACAATAGAACGCCAATTAAAACTTTATGTAGTAGGCACTAAAACTGCTGGTATAATACAAAGAAAATCTCAACGTTATGGTCTTGCTGGTATAAAATATTACTTAGAACGTATTGGTAAAGATACTAATACGACTTACAATTTAGAAAAAGACGGAAGATATAAAATATCAGAAGAAGAAATAGAGGAATTATTACCTAAAGAATATAAAGAAATGTATGACGGAAGTGAAGATAGTTTAATGGATATTATCGAAGCCGAAATATCTAAAACAGCTTCTAAAGGTAAAGATTTTACACATGACACAGATGACGAGGTCGAAGATGATGATGACGCAATACTTGGTGTAGATGATGAAGACGAAACGCCTAAACATAAAAAGGCAAAATCCGTCTTTAAAAATAAAAAAAGTAACAAATTTAAATTGAAAAAATAGGAGGGAAGTAAAATGTCTGTAACAAAATTATCAATGAAGGAAGTTATAAATAACTTTGAAGAAGAAACAGGTATGAAACAAAAAGAAATTAAAGAAGCTATAAAAGTGGTAGCAGATTTAGTATTAACTACAGTAGGTGCTATGGAAGATAATGAAGCATTTACTATACCACAATTAGGTACTTTCAAAGTATACGAAAGAAAAGCTAAAACTTGTAAAAATCCTAAAACTGGAGAAAAAATAGAAGTACCAGCTAAATTGGCAGTTTCATTCAAACCAGCTAAAGCATTAAAAGATGTTTTAGAAGGCGAAGAATAATAGGGTATGAAACTATAACTGTGGACTATATAACTTTAACTATGGTATAATGAGGTATATTTATAAAAGGAGGTAGTTATATGAGAAAATTAAGTACTATTCAAAAAAGAGAAAAATTAAATGATGTATATACTAAATTTACTGGAATTTGAAGTTATATACCCGAATAATATAAATAGATGTAATCACTCACAAAGAAGGAACTCAATTAAGAGTTCCTTTTTAAGTAAGGAGGAATTAAGTTGAGATTTTATGAAACATATTTATTAGGTAGAGAACAGATTGAAAATAGAAAATCGGTTATTGTTACAAGTGAAACACAACTAAGATGTTTAGGTTATAAATTATATGATGTTATGGAGTTTGCGTTTGATACAGAAACAAATACAGTAGATTGGTGTAATGCAGATAATCCATATTTTAAAATAGTGGGTATATCAATTAGCTTTGGTATTAATGATAGTTATTACATTCCTATTGGTCACCGATTCGACCCTACTCCACAGCTTCCTTTAAAGACTATAGTTAGGCATTTACGCCCAGCTTTTGAGCGTACAGATGTAACAATAGTAGGGCATAACATTAAGTATGACATGCACGTAATGAAACGTATTGGAATTGAAATAAAGACACCTTATATATTTGATACAATGATAGCGTCATGGTTATGTAATGAAAATGTAGATAAAGGGTTAAAACCTAATGTGTTACGTATATTTAATCATCAAATGGAAAAGTTTAATGATGTAATTGCTACAGTACCCAAAGAGATAAAAAAGAAAGCTGGATTAAAAGCTAATCAGAAAGCTACATTCGATTTAACAATGATAGGGGATAGTGCTAATTACGCTACAGAGGATGCCTTTTTTACCTTCATGTTATATTTACATTATTTAGAGGAACTAGAGATAACAGGTATGACAAAGATATATTACAAAATGTACCCACCTTTTATACGTATTTTATATGACATGGAAGAAAGGGGCATAACAATAGATAAAGAAGCATGTGCTGAAATGAATGAAAAAATGCAAGAGGACATAGAAGACTTAGAATATCAAATGTTAGAATTAGTGGGAGTAGATTTTGACATAAATTCGTCACAGCAATTAGCACAATTATTATTTGGGTATGACGGATTTAAAACAGTAAACCAAGATTTATTAGATGTAAACTTTGGTTTCCCTGTACAAAGTAGAACAGCAAAGGGTGTTCCTCAAACTAACAATGCAACATTAGTAGCCATAAGTAGAATGGAATATAAGAATAGTAATAAAATAATGGGTGTTAAATTCTGTAACCTGTTATTGAAACACAAGGAATTAAGTAAACTGAAAACATTTACACAGAAATTCTTAGAAGTATGTTATCCCGACGGAAAAATCCATTGTTCATTCAATCCTGTAGGGTGTGTTACAGGGGAAACTTTAATACCTACTACTCAAGGTTTGTTACCTATACAGAGTATTTCTCCCCATTTAAGGGATGATGAAAAAGATTATAAAAAATTGGGTATATGTAATAGATACTTGGATATAGAAGAAACAAATTACATTATAAAATTTGAGAATGAGGATACTACTAAAATAACAACAGAATTTGGAAATTACTTAGAAGGAAGTAATATTCACCCTGTGTTATGCACTAAATACCATTCAATAAAAAATAATTCTAAGTACAGAAGATTAAAAGGTACAGAAGAATTAGAAGAATGGAAAAGATTACAAGATATAACACTTGAGGATAGAATTGTAATGAAAATAGGTCATAATACGTTTAGTCATACGTATGTAGAATTACCAAAGCATGACATACTTCCTAACTTGGTTACAGAAGATTTAGCAGAGTTCTTAGGTATTTATTATGCAGACGGAAGTTTACATGATAATAATGGTACATTTAGTATTAGAATTACAAATAAGGATGAAGACGTAATTCAAAGAGTTCATGAATTATCCCAAAAATTATTTGGAGTTGAAAGTAAAACTTATGACGAACCTAGGAAACACTCTAAGACAACATATATAACATCAATAAAATTAAAAGATATGGAAAGTATGTACCAAATGCAAAGAGGTTGCATAAACAAAATAATACCTAATTTTATATTACAGTCCCCTAAATCAGTCATAACATCTTTTATAAAAGGTATGACACTAGACAGTCATATAATTAAGGAAAAAGATAAAACGTATTTAAAATTGACAGTTAGTAATGAAATAACAGCAAGATACTTACAGGATATACTATTTAATATAGGTATTGTATCTTATATGAAACACGCAGATTTAAATAAATCACAAAATGTGTATCAATTAAGGGTTTATAATTCTGAGTTAATTAAGTTTAAAGAAGAAATAGGGTTTATTCAATCTTATAAACAAGAAACTTGGGTTAAACACTCTACACAAAATCATTATTCCCGTAAAGGTAATATCATCTATGCTAAAGTTAAGAAAATTGAACAAGGTAAACAAGATGTATACGATTTTAATGTACCTGTTACACACAGTTTTATAAGTGGTTCTTTTATCAGTCATAATACCGACTCGGGCAGGATTTCGTGCCAATCTCCCAATTTGATGCAAATACCAAATGCAGGGGAAGACGATAGATATAACATAAGAAGTTTATTTGTAGGTGATTTAGATGAGTATGACCAAGAGGATATTATATCTTGTGACTACTCAAACCTAGAAGTACGTGTTATGGCACACTTTAGTAAAGATGAAGGGTTATTAAATGCCTTTGAGCATAAAGTAGACTTACATGGTAATACAGCAAAACTAATGTTTAGATTAGACTGTGATGCAAATGAGGTTAAAAAGAAATACCCTAAGTTTAGGAAAATGGGCAAGGTTATCGCCTTCTTATTACAGTATGGGGGTAGTGTCATGGCACTTGAAAGTACATTAAATAGTGATGGTATGTTAACTGAAATGTTACAAGAATTAAAAGGTTATAAACATAAAAAAGATTTACCCGATACACTTGCACCATTTTGGGGTTGTAAGAGTACTAAAGAAATGGCTCAATCCTTAATGGATTTATACTTTGAAGCGTTTCCTGGAATAGCTAAGTTTATGAAACGTCAAAAGAAGTATGCACATCAACATGGAAAAGTATATACAGTACTAGGACGTGAACGTAGACTTCCACAAATACAAAGTGGTAACTTTAGAGAAGTGGGTTATGCTGAAAGATTAGCATTAAATGCACCTATACAAGGGTGTCAAACTTATGATACACCAATTTTAACAACAAAAGGTTACAAACAAATAAGTAAGCTTGATATAACTAAAGATGTACTTGTAACACACACAGGTGTAACAGATGATTACAATGTATATGAAACAGGAGATAAAGAAGTGTACAAATTAACTACTTTAAACACTATTCAAAAGGTAACACTAGACCATAGATTCTGCGTTTATGATAATGGTGAATTGATATTTAAACGTTTAAAAGAATTACAACCAGGAGATTATATAGTAAATGGTAATTATAATAATGTTACATGTAATAATAAAGATGTAAGTATACATGAATATATTGGGGCATTAATTGGTGACGGTAATTATTCAAGTCGTAATGCTATGAGATTATGTGGAGGTAAAGATAAACTTCCTTATTTACATCTATTAAAATCTTTTGTGGAGGAACATTTAGATTATAAATTAACCCTAAGACAAAGTTCGGGAAGTAAAGGTGAATGTTACGAGTTTACAACAGAGAATAAGCAATTTAGGGAGTTATGTAGAAGTAAGGGATTACACAACGCTAGTAAGCAAGATAAAATAATCCCGTCATGGTATTTAACCTCTGATGTATATATTAAATGCTCTTTATTAAGAGGTCTTTTTAATACTGACGGAGGTTTTAGCAAAGAGTGTTTAAATTATACAAGTAAATCACAACAAGTGGCTTATTCAGTTCACTTACTGCTTAATTCATTAGGCATACGTTCTAGATATAAAGAACAGAAAAATGGCGTTTACAGAGTTTTTGTAGAATTAGATTCTTATGCCAAATTTAATGAGTTAGTGGGATTCAAGGTTGAGAGTAAACAACAACGATTACTAAGTGTTATGGATAGACATTCCACAAGTTATGCACCTATTAATTTATGCAAGGACGTAGCACAACTTACGTATGATGAGAATTTACATCTACAAGGTAAAGATTGTGCTTTAAGACGTAAACTATACACAAAAGGAGGAAGTTTAAGTTCATGTATTCATCTTCTACAATTATGCACTTCATCAAAGGCTCAACAATTATTAGGTTTGATTAAGGGCATAACATTTACAAAAATTGTTACGACAGAATATTTAGGGGTGTTACCCACTATGGATATAGAAATATTTACAGAAGACCATAGTTATATAGCAAGTGGTTTATTAAATCACAATAGTGGTGCTGACATAATGATAAATGCACAAATAAATATATCTAGGAGTGAACGCCTAAAAGAATTAGGGTGTAAGATGTTAGTACAGATACATGACGAACTATTATTTAGTTGCCCAAAGGAAAACTGTGACGAAGCGATAAAAGAAATACGAGAATGTATGATTTATCCTTTTGGACGTGACAAGTTATTAAATTTAGCACTTGATATAGGGGCTTCACATGGAGCCAGTTATGCTTGCGGGCATTGATACAATGTGGGTATGTTTGACAGCATACCCCATTTTTTATACACTTTAATTAAACTTAAACTAAATGTATTGGAGGAATGATGTATGAGATTAGAATTTAAAGATGCAAACAAAGAGGTAAATTTAGAAACATGTAACACAGATGACACTAGGGATGTAATAGATGTGTTAAGTGTTTTAATAGGTAACGAAGCAAAACAAAGACCTGTAAGTGGTACACCTTCTGATAGTAAACCAATGAAGAACGTACAGGTAGATGAAAAACTCCTTGCTGAATTAAAGCGTAAAGGGACACCTAAACCTGTAGACAATGACAAAATGGTAAAATCAAAAGTTTATCCTTCTTTATGTTACGTGGAGTGTAACAGATTATCTACATGTGCTGATGCTGGTACAGATAAGTGTCAGAAATATGTATGGTTAAATAGACGTGAACATAGCACAGCCAAGTTTAGATGTGGTCATTTCATGAATATATCCGACTTTCCTTTAGATATTGCAGAATACACTTGTGGATGTTGTAATGCACGTTACGTTATAAGTTGTAGTGTAGACGGAGAACAGTTTACTGTAAATTGTGGTAAGTGTGAAGCTCCTATAGATTTAAAATGGAATGCAAGACGAGAAATATTCGATAATTTATAATAGGAAGTAACCCTTGATTTATTTCAAGGGTTATTTTTTAAGGTTATTTTACTTAATTGACGCTTTAACGTTATTTCTATATAATATAAGTATAAATAAAAATAAAAAGTGAGGTGTAATAAATGACTAAAACGTTACGTGATTTAATGGAAGAAGACAGACTAAAAAGAGAACATAAAAAAGAGGAAAAAGCTAAAAAGAAAGCAGAAAAAATGGCTAAGTATTATCCTTTTGGCAATAAAGTATTTACTTGTACTTATATGTTAAAAGGACTTGTATATACAGGTACTATAGAAATGACAAGTAAACCAAAGAACTATAAGGACTATACTAAACTAAATAGCATGTTCATTTATGCTTATTGGGTAAACCAAATTTTAGCTAAACATAACAGAAGATTATTATGTGGTGAACTAAAGAAAAATGATGTGTTTATCCTAAGCGTAACAATGAGGGAGGTGAATTAAATGAATAAGAGAAGAACTACAGTATATGTGGATGAAAAACTGTATACAGCCTTTAATGTATATAAACAACAAACAGAGGAAAACATCACATTTAGCGAATTTGTTAATAAGGTCATAAAAGAACACTTAATTAATCCTTTTAACTGGAATAATCAAGACCTTTACAATTTTTCAATGAATAGGGAGGGACTATAATATGAAAAAAAAGACGAAAACAATATCTAAGAAGACAGGAACAAGTAGTATAGTGGCAAACATCCTTGAAAGTATTAAAAAGGAGTTTAAAGATGATAATATAGTAAGTACAGCTTCAGATATGACAGAATACAGTTTAGAGGGTATAAAAAGAATACCAACAGGTGACCCTCAATTAGATGTAGATTTAGGGGGAGGTATACCAATAGGGAGAGTAATACACATAAGTGGTGAATATTCTTCTACTAAAAGTACCCAGTCATTGCACATGTTACGTAATGCACAACAAATGGGATTACCTTGTGCTTTAATGGATTTTGAGAACACTTTAGATAATGCATATTTACAACAGTTAGGTATTGATACAGATGACATGGTGTATTCTAACCCTTCATCTTTAGAGGAAGTAGCACAACTCATGCAGTCATTACAAGAAAAAGGTATTAAGTTTATAATATGGGACTCTGTTGCAGTAGCCGAACCCACAAAAGTACTAGAGAGTGATACAGGTGACAGTGTACAAATGGGAGTGAAACAAAAGTTAATTGGTGAGTTCTTAGGTAAGTTCCAAAGTATAAATAACAGATTTACCCGTAATGGTGAAATGCCTTGTACTTTAATTTTAATAAATCAAGTCAGAGAAAAGATTGGTGCATATGGTGACCCCGAATATGAACCTGGGGGTAGAGCAGTAGGCTTTTATACTTCTGTACACATTCGTTTCCGTAAAGGTGATTGGATAACAGAAGGTACAGGTAACAATAAAGAAATTGTGGGTCAAGTAGTGAAATACAAAATAGTTAAGAACAAAACATACAAACGTATGGTAAGTGGTGAGTTTGACTTCTACCAAGTAGATAGTGAAATAGCTGGAGTTAAAGAAGGTTATAATGACACATTTAAGTCTGCAATAATGTTGGCACTGTCATATGATTTAGTTACACGTGGAGGTGCTTGGTTCTATATTGATAAAGGACTAGATACAGAAAAGAAATTCCAAGGACTAGAAAAACTAATAGACTACTTTAGAGCAAATCCGGAACTAATTGATAAGTATAAAGAACAGATACTTGAGATAGAAAGGAGAACTAAAGAGTAATGTTCACTAGAGGTTACAAAGCTGTTGAAGAATCATTACGTAAAAAGGCACGTTACATAAGGCATTGTAATAACTGCCGATTTTACTATGCAGATTTATATGACAAAGAGGAATACTGTCAAAATGACAGCGTAACAGAGTATGACATTGTTATAGAAGGTACTACTTGTTTTTGTTCTTATTGGCAACCACCAGCTTTAGAGAAAAAAGAAAAAGAGGAAAAGAACGATTATCTGAGTAGATTTAAGAAAGGAGTTAGAAATGTTAAAAAAGAAAAAGAGTAAGAAACAGGAAGAACGTATTGCAAAGCAAATTGGGGGTAAGACAGTTGTAGCAAGTGGGGCATTATGGGGTGCGAAAGCAGATGTACGTAATGACAAGTATTTAGTGGAAGCTAAATATACAGATACAAATTATTACACTCTTAATGTGAGAACATGGAATAAAATTGCACAAGAAGCTATAAAAGACGGATTAAGAGTACCTGTAATGTGTATAGATATAAAAAGGAAAAGTTATGCAGTACTTAGAGTGGATGATTTTATCTTTTTAAACAAAGGTAAAGCATTAGAAGGAATGTTACACAAAAAAGCTAAAAGTGTAAGATTATCTTATGACATGCCTTTTGGGTATCACGAAGTACATTTTGGGGACATTGAATTATCTATTATTCCTTGGGATTACTTTTTAGATATACAAAATAACATAATGGGGGTGTAACAGTTGGGAGTAAAAGAATTACTTAATTCTTCCAAATATAACAAGGATAGTATTACAGCTAGAATTGATAACTACCTTGCTACAAATGTGGAAGAAAACGATAGAGCAGTAGATGTAAACAGTCCGTCACAGGTGTTTAAATGTATGCGTTCTTTATACTATGCAAGAACTGGAGCAGAGAGTGACGGGTTTATAGACCCACGTTTACAACGTATTTTTGACAATGGAACACACATGCATCTACGTACACAAGAGTATTTAACAAAAGAAGGTTCACTTGTAATGGATGAATGTCCTTGCATAGATGCAGAAGCAAACATACAAGGTCACACAGACGGAATCCTAAAGATGACCGAACAGGAATATGCTATACTAGAATTAAAGAGTATGAACTCTATCCTCTTTGGGAAGCTGAAAGAACCTAAACCCGAACATATTGCACAGGCTATGATTTATATGTACTGTACAGAATGTAGAAGACAGGAACTTGCTGTTATGACAGATAAAGAATTTAAAAAGTCAGAAAAGAAAAGGGCAGAGTTTTACAGAAGTAGATACCAACATTTAAGAGCTGGTAAGAAATACACTAAAGAGGAAAAAATACAACATAACATTGATACAAACTTAAAATTGGATAACTTGTTACACACAATTAAACGCCCTATAGACAGGATAGTTTTCCTTTATGAAAACAAAGATAATCAAGAATTAAAGGAATTTGTCATAGAATATGATGACTCAATAATGTGTGACATCCTTGACTTCTATGATGAACTGAACTACTATGTAAGTAACAGTGAAGTCCCACCAAGAGAAGGGACTTCTAAGAATTGTCCTACTTGCAAGTGGTGTTCTTATCGTAATTATTGTTGGGTGGTGTAAAAAATGTCATGGGAAGATTTAACAGGTAAAGAGTATCATAATAGAATAGTAGTAAGACGCTTACCTAAAAATCCAAAAAGAAAAGATATACTTTGGGAAGTAAAATGTAAGTTTTGTGGCAGAACTGTAACTATGGTTAGAAGCGATATAATTAAAGGTAAACATACCTGTATGTGCTTACGCCCTTCTAGTAATCTAGGTAAAGTCATAGGAAATAAATTTGATGTAATAGACGACATAGTTACTATGTATGATAGTAATGGTATTAGCTTTACATTGGACTTAGAGGATTTAAGTAAAGTTCAAAAGTACACATGGGTGGTAAGTAACGGTTATGTGTGTAACGGTAACACGAGTTTACTATTACACCAGTATCTTATGAATTGCCCTAAAGGTAAAGTAGTAGACCACATTGATGGAAACCCTTTGAATTGCGTTAAATCAAATATGAGGGTTTGCACAAAACATCAAAATAATCAAAATCATAAAGTGTCTAGTAACAATGTAACAGGTTGCACAGGTGTGCACTTGTATAAAAGAACAGGTAAATATACAGCGAGTATTTATCATAAAGGTAAACGAGTACACTTGGGCACTTTTAACACTTACGAAGAAGCAGTAAGTGTTAGAAAAGAAGCAGAAGAAAAATACTTCGGTGAGTTTCGTAGGAGAGATTATTAATGTGTGACATACTGGACTTTTATGACCAAGTTAATTATTACGTGGCAAATAAAAAAGTACCCCTAGAGAAGGTACAAGTAAAAGTTGTAATGTATGCAGATTTTGTGGTTATCGTAATGAGTGTTATGTAGTTTAGGAGGTGTTCTATTTTGGGTGACTTTTCTAAGCATCTTTTCTCAAAAAAAGGCTATCATGTGTGCTACTCAAAGAATAATAAAAATCCGTATTTGGTATATAACGAATACAAACCCTTTAATGAGGGTCACACACATGTACATACGTATGAACAGGCATGTTTAATAGTTGATTATGCGATAGCAAGGAAAATACCAAAAGAATGTAATGACTATTTATTGGTATCATTGTTACGCATAACAAAGGATGCAAGATTTAAGCGTATGATACAGGGTGCTTTAGAAAGTACAGAATATAAGGAATTTGTTGAAACAGAAATTAAAAAAGGACGTAAGAAACGTAGTTATAGAAACTTATGTGGTAAAACGTCCGTAAGAAAATAGGGAGGAATATACTATGTTTAAAGATTGTGCGTTTGAAGGTAGATGTAGTAATGAGGATGTAGAATGTGAATTTTGTCAATATAACGCTTATGCGTGTTCTCAAGATTTATTTGAGTGGAATGGCGAGGGTGAAGAACCAACACAAGTAGAGTTAGATAATGCAATATGTCATTAGGTGACAGCTATGAGTAAGAAAATAGTTGGCAAGAAGAAAAAAATAAATCCGATGCAAAAGGTGAGAGAAAATGCATCACTAATGGATAAGTTAACAGATGAAATAAAAGAACAGGGAGCAACTGTATTTACGCCTAAAGATTTAGGAGGGGATTTACAGATAGACACAAACTATTTATCCTTACCTTCGGACTTAACTGAAATTCCGTCACGTGAGTTAGGTAAATATTTAAATGCTTTTACTCAAAATAAGGCGTACATGCGTACTCTTTATAACTGGCAAGAAATGAGAGTGGAAGATGTGAAACGTATTTATTATGACGCATATGTGGAAGTGTATGACAGCCACACAAAGTTAACTCCAAAGGCAAGTGAGAAGTCTAAAGAATTATTGTGTAACAATAATGAAAAGGTAAAAGATAAGTTCTTAGAATATAGGAATCAGAAGCTAAAATTAAGTATGTTAGCAAATACAATAGCTTCATATGAGGAAATGATATTTTTAATTTCACGTGAAATTACTAGACGTAACGGAGATTTTGACGAAGATAAAAGATTAAGTAATTTAAGATAGGGGATGTATATAATGACGCATGAACAGGAGCAATTAATATTGAATAATCTTGATTATGCTAAGGCGTTACATCACAAATTCTGTAATGAGCATGAAATTAAGGATAGAGATGACTATTTACAACAAGCCAATTTAGGATTAGTAGAAGCATCTCTAAAATATAAAAAAGGTAGTGCAAAGTTCACTACCTTTGCTTATTACAGCATGGAAAATAATATGTCACGCTTTTTAAAATGTAACAAGGTTAATCTTGAATATAACAATGACATTACAGGGGAATATGACACACAATTAGATGCAATGGAAGACGATTTAGAAATGTCACAACTTATAACAAAGGTTGTTAAGATAGCACCACTTTATTTAAAGGAAACAGAAGTAACAATATTACAAATGGCTTTAGTGTTACTTATGGAAGGTGAAACAAAAGAGTATGTAATGAATATACTAAAGGTAAAGCGTTACACTTTTACCAAAATTTTAAAAGTGGGTGCAAATATAATTGAAACTTTACGTAAGAAGGAAGTGACATTATAATTAAGAAAGGAGGTGCTTTCAATGAAGAAATTAATAACTGGAAAGAAGAAAAAAGAAGCAAGTAAAAGAGGAAAGAGAAGCAAGAACAAAGGGGCAACGTATGAACGTAAGATATCTGTTATATTTAAGGAGAACCTTAATATCAATCTTACACGTACCCCACAGTCTGGAGGATTTGCTAAAAAGAGTAATAAAGCCGAAGAATTTAAAGGTGATTTAACATGCTTAGAAGAAGATAAAGAGTTCTTATTACATGTGGAATGTAAGAACCAAAAATCTGTAGCTATGAGAAAATGGTTACAACAAGCAGAGAGTGACTGCCCTAAAGGTAAGAAACCTATAGTAGTGTTTTATTTAGGTCAGCAAATTAAAGACGGACATGTAAAAGAAGAAGCTATGGGAGATTATGTAACACTTAGTTTACCCCATTTTTTAGAATTATGTGGTGACAAATTAGTTAAGGAGTTGAATAAATGATGACTAAGATAATTATTTTACTAGGTGCTTTTATCTATGTAGTTGTTCGTTGGATTTACATGCATCCTATTTGTTTAGTGTGTGGTTTATCCATGTACCCTACTTTTGATGACGGGTCAATTATTTTAACGGAACGTGTTAATAACCTAGAGATAGAAAAAGGAGAAGTTTATGTGTTTAAACGCCCTACTTCTGACGGAAAAACTTTAAGAGTCATTAAAAGAGTTCATGATTTAGAATTTAAAGACGGAAAAATGTTATGTTACATTTTAGGAGATAATCCTTCTATGTCATATGACAGCAGAGAATATGGTTACATTGATTCCGAAGAAGTTGTTGCTAAGGTAACAAAGATATTACGTTACTAATGTGTTATAATGACATTAGGAGGTGAAGTTAAATGGAGAAAGAAAAAATAGTATTAAAAGTTGCTGGAAAGAGTGCTGTACCAAAACTTGCTGGAAGTATAGTATTATCTATAGAAGATGATAAGGAAGTTGAACTTCATGCAATCGGAGCGTCAGCTATAAGTCAAGCTGTAAAAGCACTAACAAGTGCAAGAGGAATATTAGCTAGTAAAGGTTACGATTTATCTTTCGTAACAGGTTTTGGCTCAACTGAAATAAATGGGTCAGAGAAAACATTAATAAAATTTAAAGTAAAATGTAATTAAGGAGGAATATAAAGATGCAAGATAAAAATAATGAAAGAATAATAGGGATAAAATTACCAAATAACATGACAGATAAGGCAGTAGATATGCTAATGGATGTTTTAGAATTTTGTAGTGGTGTTTCAGTTTTAGAGGATAAAAAAGTAAAAGAACCAAGTATAAACCCTTTTGATGAAAAGGTAATGCGTATAGGTAGAGAATTTACTTTTGACTCTGCTCACCATTTATTAAACTATGACGGAGCTTGTGCTCATGTACATGGTCATACTTACCATTTACACATCATGTTACTTGGTAAAGTTAAAGACGGATTTGTAATAGATTTTAAATTACTTAAAGAGATAGTAAAGGAATATGTAATAAATAAACTAGACCATAAAGACCTAAACAAAGTATTGGATTTTAACCCTACAGCCGAAAATATCGCAGTTAAGATATGGGATGTTTTAGACCCTGTAATAGATGAAGCGTTTAAAGGCAGAGTTGTTTTAGAACGTGTTAAATTATATGAAACTCCAGGTTCTTTTGTAGAATATGACGGAGGTTTAGCATAATGACTGAATTAAAAGGTTATTTACCTATTACCCAAATGTTCTATACAATAAATGGTGAAACAACACATTCGGGAGTACCTACACTGTTCATTAGAACATATGGATGTAATGTAAAATGCGTTTATTGTGACACACCACAGGAAGACAAATATTCTGCAAGATTGGAATTAACTAACATAGCTAAACGTGCAATAGATATGGCAAACGAACATGAAATTACAGATATATGTATAACAGGAGGAGAACCTCTTGTATATAGTAAGGAAGTAGATTTACTAGCCGAATATTTATCAGAGAAAGGTTACACAGTTTATATAGAAACAAATGGAACTTTACCTATTCCACAAAGTCGAAGTTATAATGTAATAATGGATATTAAAGTCCCTTCTGCGAATATTTTAAATGGGCGTATTAGTGATGTAACACAGGATAATTTAAAATTTTTAAAATATAAAGATGAAGTTAAGATATGTTTTGGGAATTTAGCAGATGTAGTTTACGCTTTTGATGTAATGGAACGTAATATGAAAGAAGACTATGCAGGATTTCCTTATGAAGTTTTACTTAGTCCTTTGTATGGAACAGATGAAAAGATTATACACCAAGTAATAAATTGGGTATTAAATGCTGAAATGCCTTGGATAAGTAAACGTCATATTCATTTCCAAACTCAACTTCATAAGGTGTTTAATGTAGAATAGGAGGTGTCACAAATGGGAAGAAAATGTGACAAAGAAATATGTAAAGCATTAGGTATCAAACCAAAACCTAACAAGAAAAAAGGCAAAAAGAAAAATTGTAAACCAAGATAGTAACAGATAGGTAGCTGTAACAAGCTACCTATTTTTAGGAGGTAAGAATATGAAACAGTTAATTTTAAATAGTGGAGGATTTGATAGTGTTGTTCTACTAAACGCTGTCATGGATAATGAAAATCCGGATAAAGAAAAAGAGTGCCTATTCTTTAATTGGGGTCAAGCTAATAAAGAACAGGAATTAGAAAAAGCTAAAAAGTCATGTGACAAATTTGGTATACCTTTACATATAATAGATATACCTTCTGCCCAAATTTGGGGTAGTGTAATAATGGATAAAGATGACCCTTATATTCCTATGCGTAATATGGTGTTTTTATCTATAGCTGTCGCTTTTGCACAGAAAAATGGGTTTGATGAAATATTCGTAGCATTTATTAAATTACCTAATAAGGAAGATTATTACGTAGATAGCACACAAGAATTTGTGGATAATTTAAATACTACTATAGAAGAAACAGGAATTACAATACGTATTCCTATAATAGATAATTTAAAAACTACATTAGGTTATCTTGCTAAACGATATAACATTTTTAAGGACGATTTTTTCTCTTGTAATACCCCTACACCCGAAGGTACACCATGTGGCGTATGCCAAGACTGTATACTTGTAGAGGACATTTATCATAGAATATTTGGCGAGTAAGTATTGTTTTTTACCTTTTTTATGGTTATAATTGTATTGTAAGGTGTAAAGAAATCTTACAATATTTAAACCAAAGGAGGTATTGATTATGTTGTTAGTCAAAAAAGTTTACGCTACAGGTGGAGGAATGAGAGAGGCGGCTCAAGCTGGTTACGGTGTTGCACCAGGGTATAGAAATACTTATGGTAAAAGAGCTAATAGAAGACAAGGTGTAAGACAAACTATGTCTTATAACAGAGCTGGAAACAGAAGAGCAGAACAACTTAGAGGAAGAAACCCTAGAGGTTAATATCTATGTTTAAAGTTTATGCTTCAAACGGGGGCATGAAAGAAGCCCTACAAGCTGGGTATGGGGTTGCTCCCGGATATAAAAAAAATGCTTACAGACCAGGGGGTAACGGAGGTAATGCTACACAAGGTAGAAGAATAACAAGAAGTTACAACCAGTCATTACGTGCTAGAGGATTAAGTACTAGACGTAAAAAGAACCCAAGAGCATAATAACAACTGGAAGCCATTGGTACAATGTATCAGTGGCTTTTTTGTGTTATAATCAACTAAAAGGAGGTATGTAACATGACAGATAAAATTAAACAAGTGGAAGCATTAATAGATGAAATTTATAGAGTGTTAGATGTGGAGATAACAGAACGTAACATAGACACTCCACATAGGATTGCAAAATTTTGGTGTAACGAAGTATTTGCACCTAAAGATACTAAGGAGTTAGATAAAGTAATGAAGTTATTCCCTAACCCCGTTCCTTTAGAAGGTACACCTAGTCCTGTAATATGCGAAATGGAATTTAGTAGCTACTGTGAGCATCACTTATTACCATTTTTCGGTAAGTGTAAGATAGAATATACACCAGCTGAAAAGATTTTGGGGTTAAGTAAGTTTAACAGGATAGTTAATTTCTTTAGTGAACAACCTCAAACACAGGAAAACCTAACTAGGGATATATGTGTTTACGTAAAGAAAATAACAAATGGAAAAAATGTAAAGGTTACGTTATATGACACAACACATACATGTGTTGAGTGTAGAGGTGTCAGAGGTAAAAGTAACACAACTACTACGTATTTTATAGATTAGAGGTGATATATCATGGCTAAAAAATTGAAAATAAAGAAGAAGAAAAAAGTGGAAGAAGTTGTAACAGAAAAACATTATGAAACATTAGACGAGGTTGTTGATAAGAATAGACCTTATTCAATGATTTATTCGGGTGTTGAAAATAAGAGTTACTTTGAAATTCTTTATAACGCTGGAATAAGGAATTTTCTTATGTCCTTCCATTACGTTCAAAATAAACATTTAAATATGGATTATTACACTAACAAAGGTATTAAGTTATTTATAGACTCGGGGGCATATACGTATATAACAGACCCAAAATACAAGGAGTTCACTGTAGAACAATGGGAGAAACAAATAAAACAATATCTAAATTGGGCAAGAAAACATAAAGATATTATATTTGCTATAGCAAACATGGACTTAGAATTTTTAGTGGGTGAAGAGCAAGTAAGAGCATGGAACGTTAAATACTTTGAACCATTTATGCTTGAAACAGGAATACCTGTATGTTTTATATGGCATGAAACGAATGGAGCAGAAGGTTGGGAGTTCTATTGTAAAAGATACCCATACACTGGACTTTCTTTCATTACAGGGGCAAATGACCTGGGTATTGCATTACAAATGTTTAAGGTAGCAGAGAAGTATGACACGTTAGTTCATGGTATGGGTATGACACGTACCAATGAATTACAGAAGTTACCTTTTTACACTTCCGACTCAACTACATGGTTAGTAGGATTACAGTATGGTGAAATAAACTACTGGACTGGTACTAAGATGACACGTCTTAAAAAAGAAAAATGGAAAGGTGAATATTTACCTAAAATTGTTTCATTAGGATGTGACAGAGAGAAATTGCTAGATGAAGATATTGAGGAAATGATTAAAGCTAACATTAAGGCTTTTATTGATGCCGAAAAATATATTCAAATGAAATTGCAACCTAGAATGTATTGGCTAAAAGCTAAAGCTGTTACACAAAGTATGGATGATATTACATTCCCCGATATTGATTGGTTACGTTCTGAACAGCCAACAGATTTAGAAGAATGGGCGAAGAAATTTAATGTCAATCCTAATTTAGGTTTTGATGACTTATTAGCTATAATACAAGACATGACAGTTATATTAAATTGGGATGACGAAGAATTACAAGAGTATAAAGAAGAATACTATAAAGAGGATTACATTCAACACATGCATGACACATGGGTTAACACCATTGTTACAAGTTTTGAGCAAAAAGTGGAAGACCTACAAACATTCTTTAGAGAGTGTATTGAGGGTAAAAATGATAGATTATTACAATATGGTACAGGTTTTGATAGAATTGCTAAAGAACGTGAGCATTACATGGAAGAAGAAGAATACGAATATCATGACATGACAGAGGATGAATTAGCATATGAACTAAGTAATAGTGGTTTACTTCCCGAGCCTTCAGAAGACGGGACAGCACCCGAAATTGATGAATTGGATGATGAAATATACAGCAATTTAGATATTGTTCCCGTACGTGACGAAAAGGGGAGATTTTTAAAAGGACAAAAGAGAGTACGTAAACCTAAGAAAGTTTATTCGGATAAATACCCTAAACTATTCTGTGACACTTGTTATTCGGCTTCTACTTGTCCCGAATATGCACAAGGTATGGTATGTGCATTTAAAAAGATGTTTGGTAGATTTGATACACGTGATGCTAATGATGTAATGGATGCTATGTACAGTATGGTAAACATGAACTTGGAACGTATGCAAAGAGCATCAATATTTGAAATGCTTGACGGAGGTATTCCTACTGCAAATGTAACGAATTTAATAAATCAAAATATGGGGTTATTACGTCAAATAACTGACATGCAAAATTACGCCCCTAGAGAGGTAATAAAACAGACACATACAGTAAGAAGTGACGGAAGTAGAGAAACTGTTACACAAGTAAATAACGCAGGTTCTAATGGAGGTATTCTAGCAGAATTATTTAAAGATTTTGGTAAAGCTGAAACGGATAATGATGATGAAGTAAAAGATATAATGGCAGAAAAAGAGAAATTGGATAAAGATAATGTAATAGATGTAGAAGGTAAAGAGGTAGATTAACCCTACTTGACAGCTTTATAAGGACACAATATAATTATATTGTAAAGATAATTATTTGATGACTAAGGATTTATCCTTAGTGTAAAGGATGATTTTCTTTCCAACTTTATATTCTGCTATAAGGATTTCATAATAACACGTTTTTCCCCTGTGCTTTTTATGAAGGTAGTAGAATCCCCCAAGAGTATATATTTTTATTTGTGACTGCAATTTAATAAGTTTGGAAACTACTCAATATTTCACCAGTAGGTTATGTAGGAAACGGAACTACTAACCTACTATTTTTTTGTCTATAGGTGTGTTACAATGTAAGTATTAATAAGTAAAACATACAATATATAAATGAAAGGATGATAAATATGTATAGAAAGACAAGAAAAGATTTTATGGAAATTAAGTTAATGAGTGAACAAGAACTAAGGGTAGCAGTACAGAACGCAGTTGAGGAATATATAGAAGTACAACAATATATAAAAGATGTGGAAGACAATTTAGAAGAACGATATAATAATAAGGAAATAACATATTTTGAGTATAAAGCCATGTTACCTAAAGTGGATTTATATATAAGTAACTTACAAAACATTGAAGGTTATATAAGACAAGCGTGTAAGAGATTAGGTATTCCAGCAGAAGAAGCTAAAAATGTAAAAGTGGAAATGAAACAAAAGAAACCTTTATTTAAAAGAAAGGTAAAATCAGTAATACAATTTAAATAGGCAAGTAAAAAGTGTACCTAATGAAAACGAAAGGATTAAAAAACATTAGGTACACTTAGTACAAAATTATAAGGTTTACAAATGAGTAATAAGTATTGGCTATCTATGTTTACTCAATATAAGGGTAGCATTATTTTAGCGAAAAATCAAGGAGGTTAGAAAATGAAAGGATTTGAAATTGTTTTAGTGAACTACAAAGAGAAGGTGTATATACCTTTAGCTAAGTTAAGACAAATGGCAGAATTTAAAGGAGATGTAACAGTTGCATTACAACCTGTAAACTCTTGGTTAAGACCACCAATAGGCTATGCAGTTGAACGTATACCAGTTAAAACATATAGGCTAACAGACATATTAGCTTCAAAAGATTTTGTGGAAGTAATAGTACCAAAACCAACAATAATAGCAAATCAAGGTGTGTTATTTAAAGACAGTATAAACCATGAGTTAGCTAAGGTATATTCTGAGTTAGGCGTAGATTTAAAAGAAGAAATGATTTATTGGGAGGATTAAAAAATGAGCAAAAAATTATATGAAGTAAGACACATAGGTTACGTAAAAAACGTGACAGTAACAGAAATAAAAATAGAAAAGGAGTCAGAGAAACAGTATATAATAAGTGGTACATCTTGGACTAAATTAAGTAAATCAGATTTAGATTGTTACTTGGCTTCACGTAACGCTGTTTATTCACATGACAGACAAAAGGCAATAGATATTTATGTAGCAAGAATGGAAATGATGAAAAAGGATTTATTACAAAAAGTAGATGATGTAACAGAAGGAATAAAAAAATTAAACGCAGATAAAGGTGTTACACCTAAAAAGAAAGGGTTAAAAAAACGTAATAAATAAATGTAAGGGAGCAATATTAAAGTTTTAGCTGACAACGATTTCGTGTTGAGTGATTATTTTATAAAAAGAGGTAGCTCAAAATTGAGCCAACCCAAAGTAAATATTTACCACGGGTACAATTTTGTACTATCCTCATCTATAGATGCCAACAATTTTGTGGAAACCTAAAGTTGTTGGCATAATACCAACTTAACTGGGGTAACATTACCCCAGTGACTTATTTTATAAAAAGGGGTGTTTTAAATGAATGAAATACAAAATATTAATGGGGAAATTACAATGACAGTATCATCTAGGGAAGTAGCTGAAATGATGGAAAGACCACATTGGAAAGTATTAAACATGATAGAAGGAAAAGCTGGAGAAGTTGGAATTGCTGAAGTTTTAAGAAACAACGATTTCGTTGTTTCAAAATATTTCATAGAAAGCAGTTATAAAGTGCCAGGAAATACTAAGACTTATAAATGCTATGAATGTACTAAAATGGGTTGTGAAATGTTAGCAAATAAACTTACTGGAGAAAAAGGAATATTATTTACTGCAAAATATGTTAAAAGATTTAATGATATGGAACAGTACATAAAAGAACAACAACCAAAAGTTCCAACTACATATAAGGAAGCATTACAACAGTTATTGGCACAAGTTGAAGAAAATGAAAAATTGCAGATAGAAAATCAACAACAAACACAGGCTATAGAAGAAATGACACCCAAGGCAGATTACTTTGACGCTTTAGTGGATAACAACTTATTAACAAATATACGTGACACAGCTAAACAGCTTCATATAAAACAGACGGCTTTTACAAAATGGTTAATTGAAAATAATTTTTGCTATAGAGATGTAAGAGGAAAAATAAAACCATACGCAGATAAAATGGAATATTTTGAATTAAAAGAATTTACTACTGATTGGGGACATAGTGATACACAAACCTTAATAACACCTAAAGGTAAAGAAGCCTTTAGATTACTACTTAGTAAAGGATTGCGTGTAAAATCTAAAAAGAAAGGGTTGAAGAAACGTGCCAAATAGAAGAAGAACAAAGAGTGAAAGGGAATTAGTCGCAGATATAAGAAAATCGGCTAAAAAGTTTTGTGAACAACATAATAAGGGCTTCTCTTGTGGAGAATGTCCTTTAACATATAAAATACATACATTTAATTATGACTGTGTATTGGCATATGTACATTACATTTTAGATAAAGCAAATAAAGGCGAGGATTAAATGTCCGTTACATTTTTGAAAAATGGGCGAAGTAACAGGTAGCTTTTATAAGGTAATACTATAAGATATATAGAGAGGGTAGTTAAGTTATCGCTTAATATACCCTTTTTCTATACCGTCACAAAAATAAAATTTCGCGGGTGAAAGTGTAATATATTAATAGATATAGATAAATAAGTATAGATAGAGTATATAAAACCTACATTCTTGTATATAAGCGTATTTAGTGTGTGTAAGGGTTACCTACAGGTACAAAATTGGAGGTAACGTCACAGGTGTGGCATAGTCTACAAATACGGACTGCACTAGGTTTGAGAGCGTAACGGTGTATAGCGTAACACAAGGTGTCACACTTTAAAAAATAAAGTGAAGGAGCTATTTTTATAGGGGTAAATAATCAAAGGATTACCCATTTCACTTTAAAAGGTAAAGCATGACATGGGTGTACGGGGTGTAACGCTTTAATTCATTAAGGTTTGTGACGCTTGGGTATGGTAATGGTAGTGTCATGCTTTAAAAACAGGTGTCATGACGGGTGTAATGGGTGCAACATGACAGTAAATTTATATGACATGACAGAGTGGAAAGGTGTAATGTAACGATGTAACGTAACAGGTGTTACATATAAATTTGGTAGCTTGTCACGTGTTACGTTACGTGTTACACTATAAGTGTAAAAGTTAAATAAAACGCAAAGGAGATTGAGAATATGAAAGTAATAGTATCAAAGATGTTTTTAGAGGAACAACCTTACTATATTTATTGTGACGGCGAAATTTTTCAAATACGTTTAAAGGAAAACCATTACGTAATGGCAACTTCTTTAAGTGAGGATGACATACTAGCAAAGGTAAAGGTGTTATTCCAAAGATATAACACACCAGAAGTGTTACAACAGGCGTTACGTAACACAGACATGAGATTGGCAGAAGCTGAACGTAACAGAAGAAAAGGTCAGTTTAAAGAAGCTGGGGACAAATATGAAGATGAAATATTGGAAATGGTAAAAAGCATGACACAATATAAATTAGGTAAGAAGCTCACTAAAAAGAAAAAGGTAAAATTTAAATTAAGAAGTAAATAGTCTATATAAAAGGCAGTGTGATTTTATCCTCTGCCTTCTTTTATTCCCTTCTGTACCCCAGCATTATTACATAACACGTAATATATTAAAAATCCCCTCTATACGCCCACGTAACACGTTACACTATGCTTATTGATTAATTACCTTATGAAGCTGTATAACACGCCTACATACGCCCGTATAACTTCAGCTGTAAAAGTATGACCCTATTGTATACAATATGCTTTATGTATACAGTATTTTAGTATGTATATATAGCGTGTAGCTTTATAAATCCAGCTTATTTTACAGCTGTATTATGTATACAATTACCTATTTTTAACGTGTAGCATCCTATTTGTAACGCCTGTTTCAAAAAAAATTTTGAAGCTGAAACCGTTGCAAATACTAGCTTCTAAAGAATGTTACACGATAAGTTGAAAAAAATCTAACACACAAAGTCAAATTTGTGATACAGTATAAGTATAAATTAAATAAAAGTTAGTTAGTGAGTTAGCAATACAACTCACGTGTACCTTGAAAAGTTTATAGTGTTACAACCTAATGACCAGCGTATTACGCTAGTTATATAGCTTGTGACCCGTAGTGAGTTAGAAGACTGTATTATCATTTTATTTTAACGTCCGTTCTAACTAATAAAGCAACTATGCACCGTAAAATTAGCTACCTAAAGTATCAAGCTACTCGTTGAATGTACAGACTTGATAACCTCTTGTATATTCAATCCTTGAATAGTGCTATTAGTAGATGTTGTACACTCTTTAGAGTGTGCTTCCTGTAGTAGTAAAGAAGACTTAAATTGTAGCAAGTGCATAAAGTACTTTATTAAATACGTAGTGCTCACGTACAGTACAGCGTGACCCGTCCAAATCCACTCACGTATTACATACATATAACGCTATCTTATCCATAACGCCCGTATGTAATAGCACCTTGATAATTGAATACGCCCACGCACACACACGCATATATAATTATTATTTTATATTAAGCGTATAACGTGTATACCATTGTTATATGCTTCAATAAACTAATAATTATATAGCTTGTATGCTTTAAAATTTGACTGTAAGCACTCTTTATATCCTATCAAATAACATACCTATAATTTACAGCTTACAGTCTCTTTTTAAAGCATACAAGTATTAAGAGTTAGTTAATAAAATATAAAGAATAGGATGTGTGATGTATGAGTAATATGAAAAATATAGAAATCGGGTTAAATGAAATAGTAGAATATTATCCAATGATAACTGCTGATTATGATTTGGAATTTGACGATGAAACAACTAGAATATTTGAAGTTGATGAAAATGGAAAATACCAAAGTGAAGTAGAAGATTTGGCAGTAATGTTTGAAATCTTAGATAAAGCATTTATATTGGCAGAACATACTGACTTCTATTGTCCCGAATTTTGCCTAACAAATAAGGAAAACGTAGAGTTTACAACTTTAGTAATCAATGCAGAAGGAAATTTCCCTTATGATATGTTTAATAGATTAATCGTAATACCAGCTTATTACGAAGGCAAATATTACAAAATAGTGTTAGATGTTGCAAAAGCATTGGAAGATTAGTCATTGTTCCTAATCCCAAGTGTAACAGCTTGGGATTAGTATAGAGTGACTACTCTACAATAAATAATAAAGGATGTGTGATGTATGAATAAGGTAGTAAGAACATTAGAAGAAATGGTAAAGGTAGATGACTGTTACAGTAGATTTACTACAGAATATGACATGGAATTTACAACAAAACATTTCAGACTAAAAAAATTAATACCTGGAGGTGAAATGGAAACAGTAAATGACTTAGGATTTGCATGTGTAATACTATGCAATGGCGAAACATATTACGAATTTGAAACTTGTTACCATGAATCAGAGGAAACAGGGGAATTACTACTTGACGAAGTAATACTTTATCAAGGTGAGGAATACCCATTATTTGATACTCCAACAAATACTATAAATACAGTAGATATACCAATATATTACAAAAATAACTACTATCTACTAATATTAGATGTGGAAAAGGTACTAGAACTCGATAAACACCTTGTAATGCATAAACCAAATAAGAATATTTAATCATTGTTCCAGCTTCCAAACCTTTCGGTTTGGGAGTTGTGTAGAACGATTAAAGTTCTAATAAAATATAAAGGTGTGTGATGATATGTATAAAATAGCAAATTTTACTAAGGTGAATGAAACTAGAACAGTTAGTGACGTAACAAGAGTTCAACGTAACGGAGATGTAATAGACAAATTCCTAAGTTGGGACACAGATGCTTATAGTACTGCGAACCAATGGACTTATAAAGATATGCTTTTTAGTTACAATACTTTAATAGCAGTAATTGGCGAAGGTAAAGACTTATATGTAACAAGTACAAAATATTCAGTAACAACAAGCAAGTTACAAGGTCAAATGAAACGCCAAGCTGAAATGGATTCATTTAATATTCATGTCATAGACCAAAAGGAATTAGAAGAAATGGTCGAAACTAGATTCCAACCTATAGTTTAGCATTGTTAAGGTATCTGTTACATGTTACACTTGTAACAGGTATCTACTAGAGTGCTAAACTCTAAAAAATAATAATTAAAAGGATGTGTGATATTTATGAAATTCTCAAAAGTAACAACTAGAAAACAAATGATTAAGGTAATAACTGATATTGCCCCACTACTTAGCAAAGAAGGAGAAGAAATAGCAAACTACTGGTTAGATGCTTTAGAAGGAAAAGAAATGCAAGTAAAAGAAATCAAAACAGGATTTAAAGCAGATTTAAAAGTGGAAAACTTCAAATCAGAAGACTCATTCAATAAAGCATTGGAAATGTTAGAAATAATGCCAAAAGAAGAAGCTAAAGTGGAAGATGACACTAAAACTGAAACAAAAGAAGAAGCTAAAGGTACTGACAAGAAACAAAAACCTAGTCAAAAGGAACAAAATGAAAACATTAAGTTAGTTGGTTACAGATACACTAGACCAATGTTCCCCGAAGTGTTACACGATTTAGAAGGTTACATGCTTACTAGAGTTGATGTAAAAGACCAAAAGGAACTTGAAGAAATAGGCGAAGAAAATTTAGTAGTTGCAGTATTCTTCCCAGAGTGGGAAAATGGTAATTACATTGACCCAACAGATTTAGTGGATGACAATATATCTGAAATACTACAAGCACATGGTTTAGACAGCTTCCCTAACAGACTTGATTTACAACAGGTATTACATTTAGATGCAGAAATGAAAACAATGGTAACACTTAGCTTTTATACAGAACTACCATATACAATGTCAATCAAGAATAAATGGTTTAAAGTAAATAACATATTACATTGCAGAGTTAACAACTTTGGTCATGATTATGCAATTTATAAAGCTGAGAAAATCAAATAGGCATTACATGTAACATTGTTACAGCTTCCAAGTCGCAAGACTTGGGGGTTGTATAGAGTGTTACAACTCTAAAATATGTGAAAAGGTGTGTGATGAAACATGAAACAAACATTCTTAAATGGAAAAATAATTTGCGAAGAAGTTAAAGACATAGGACATTTATCTTATTACAACGTAACAACTGAATTAGGAACTGATGAAATATCAGTTTGGCATGACAGTGACAGTTTAGAAGAAAAAGCTAAAGGAGTGTACAAACATCAGTTATGGGTTGAAATACTAGATACTATCTGTTCAGCAGATGACTTTGGTAACAGACCATGTGATTGGGGTTGCCCTTGTGACAGATGCATGTATGATTGGGAAGCTAATCATAGATATGCAACAGTTTTAAAGAATGAAGGTTTAGATTATAGCTTCTATGCAAAATATTTATAAAAAGGAGAGTGTGTTATATGTTTAAAATATTTACAAATGGTGTTGAACCTACTTTAGCTGATATGGAAGAAGTAATAAAAAGTGTTATGTGTACTTATAACATGAATTTATTCCAACAAACGGATGTTATCTTCGTAGGAAGTAATAAAGATAGACATGTAGAAGTTAGCAGAATGACAGAAGCTGGAAATTTAAATGTAACAAAATCATACATGAGTAAAGGTTGTTTAACTGAAAACTTAGACGTGAAATATTACTCAAATGGTGATTATATTCACCAAGAAAAAATCACAAATGACCCAAGTTGGGTAGTTGAAACAAAACGTCAATATTATCCACATGGTAATGTATTAAAAACTATTACAGTATATGTTAATCCTAAAACAATAGACTTGGTAGATTTTACTACTTACTTCATGACCCTATTGGAAGAACGATATAAAGATAGTGAGTTATAGGTTGTTCCTATCATCAAGCGTAATGCTTGGTGATAGTGTAGAGTTTATAACTCTAAAAAATAATTATGTGAGGTGTGAGA